AGCGAAAAAGATAGGTATAAAAGATGGTATGATTCAAAAGTAGAGTACTCAGCTTATCTCGAAAAGAAGATATCAGGATTACGTGGATACATTACGAGGCTTAAGAAGAAACTGAAGGAGAAATAGGGATGGAAGAATGGAAAGCACACAAATCGTCGAGGTATCACAGCATGAGTGGATATATAACAAAAGACGGGCATACAATGTTTGTTGGCGATGTGGTGAATGAAATAAAATACATACAATCACGGTGCGCTAAACTCGAAGCCACTATCGAAGCAAAAGACAAGCTTATACATGATTGGATTGAACGTCATGATAAGCTGAAAGAAGGTAATTTTAACTTGGAGCATGACCGAGATTATTATAAGTCAAAGTTTGAACAATCAAAAAAGCGAATCAAGGAGTTGGAGGATACTAACAAGCGAGCCATAGAATTATTTGATATGTACGGTGTTTCAAATGGAGAGTTTTGCGAATTGATGTTTGATATGATTAAGTTACGGAATAAGGATAAATAGGGATGGAAGAAACCGCAGTCATCATCCTCAAGCTCCCTCCAGCGTGTCTGTCGCCCAACAGACCGCCGTTCACCAGGGGAGGGAGATTTGCCAAAGCTGCCGCAACGAAGAAACAGCGTGATGAGGCGCGTAAGGCTATCATTGATGCAAGGATAGAGTCCGGGCCGTGGGATAAGGTTGAAGTTAAGGCTGTATTTTATCATAAAGTCAATCGGCGTAGAGACGGATCCAACTTCAACGCGATGCTCAAGGGATGTTTTGATGGCCTAATAGACGGTGGTATTGCTATTGACGATAATCACACCTGCTGGACGACAATGCCGCCCGAATTTCGTATTGACAAAGAAAATCCCAGAGTCGAAGTTACCGTGACTCGGGTAAAGTAGCACCCTTCAATAGATTGTCTTTTTTCCATCCATGTCAGGATGCTTTAGCTCCATAACAACAAACATGTCCTTTGGAACGGAGTCTTTGCACGGCACAGTCAAATAACATAATGGACACACCCTTTCGCCTTCATCTCCAAAGTCAAATATAATATCTCTGAACTTTTGGCATTTAGGACACTTCTTTTTACCCTTATTAGACATCCTCACGCCCTTTCAATAATCTTCCGAATCACCTTTGAGTTCCATCGCCCGGCTCTGGCATAATCTGCCATATTCACATTCATATACTCCATAATTTTAGTAACACTCATCTTGTTGGTGTGCAAAAGCTCGGCTATTACATTCAAGGCCTTCTGCTCCCGCTCATGCTCAATCAGCAGCGAGGGGTCGTCCGGGTCGATCTCATAACCATAAGGAGCGTATCTCCCCATGCGCTTACCGGACTTCTGGTGCTGCTTCATTGCCCACGATGTGCGCATTGCTATCAATTTGCGTTCATATTCAGCTATGGAAGCCAAGACCTGGCGGATCATGACCTGCTCAGGACCATTACCGGCCACATCCCCTGTAACGGCCTCTATGGATGCGCCCCTTGCCCCAACAGCCCGGTTTATCTGCTCCGCAAGGAAGACGTTGCGCGCGAGCCGATCACGCTTAAAAACGATCAGAACGCCTCCCCTCGGCAGGCTCTCTATGGCCTGCCAGAGTTTTTCTCTGTATTCGTCCTTCCCGGACACGTCCGCGTCATTGAATACGTCAATCACCTTATGCCCGTTATTGTCGGCGTACGTTCTGCAGATCCCCTCCTGGATCTCGCAGGAGTCCGATTCATCGGCGTTTCGCTGTGGTGAGAATCTTGTGTAGATTATTGCTTGTGACATCACTCACCTCCCTCTCCGCGAGCTGCAAAACAGACCTCTTCCGCGTCCTTTGCGTCCTGCTCCTTCTGCTCTTCCGTTCTCTTAGCCTTGATCCCTGCTGCGGTAATGGCCCGCAAGAAGGTCCCGCGGGGGATTGTTCCCCTTACCTCCTCAATAGTGTTAAACATCTCCTCAGTAACGCTTACAGCGGTCAGGCGCTCACTTCCGTTCACATCGCGCTGCAGGCTTATCATCCTTACTTCAAGATCAGAATCCAGCACCCACTGCCAGAGGTCGCGGAGGACATAGCCCTTTTTAAGGCTTTGCTCTTCAACTATCATATCAACCTGGTCGGCCAGTTCGCCGAGATGGGTCTGGACCTGTTTGGTATATTGGGCTTTTTCTTCAGTTTTCCATGATCCGATCAGTTTCATTACCTCATCCTTTCAAATAAATAGTTTACAATACTTTTCCAGTTATCAACAATCAGACAGCCCAGCCCCCATACGATCAGGACTATTGCCAGAACTATGAATGTGGTCATTTCTCAAGCTCCTTTAAAAGTTTTTCTGCGTCAGCCCACAAAGCCTCGTCCTCCATGTTCATAGCGTCTTTAAACCGTTCAATCAAAGCTTTCATCCTCTCGAAATTGTTGCCGGCCTTTTGTAGAAAAAGCAGATGTTCCAGGCTTACCGCCCTTGCAACAATATTCATATTATTATCAACCAGATTATACTCAGGCTTGGACTCCCCGAGCATCTCCTCCTCTATTGCCAGATACAGCCGTTTAAAGTGTTTCATTGCTTACCTCCTCCCATTCTCCTATTGAATTACGTTCGTACCATTTCCCTTCTGTCAGGACTCCCCATTGCAGGCGGGGGAATCGTTCGGCAATGTTCTCAACCTTTTTCATTGTTACAATAGCCCCGAACTGCTGCGCGACTGTCAGCTCCATTTCCCCGTTGGTTATGGTGTCTGTGTAGGCCAGCTTGTGACTCATTTTTAACATGCTCCTGGTCTTGGGGATGTGAGTATCTATGATCTTTTGATAGTCCCGGCAATCAGGGATTGTGACTCTTTTTTTATCTGTTTTTGTGTTCATCTTAAACTCCCTCCCGCTTCAAACTCATTAAAAAGCTCTTTAACCAGCCACTCGTTGATCTTTTCATCCTCTTTTTCGAAGACCTCATCCGGGACATAGTGGAAGATCTCATCATCCCAGCAGGCCACATCAGGATCATCCTCAATTTCACTCCTTACCCGTTCATACGTTGATTCGTTGGATATGGTGATCAGTTCCCCGTCGAGGATATCCCCATCCAATGCAAAATTAAGGTCTTTTGATTCGTAGTTTTTCACTCTTTCTCTCCTTGTATAAAATAGTTAAACGGCCTATTCCTTTTCCCGTATTGCGTCACGGATTATTGTTCCGTATTGGGCATACCCTGCCATATTTGTGTTTGTCCAGTCAATGTCTATTTTGGATAAGGCATGCACTATCCTCTTCGCATTGGCCAGTAACGATTCCCCCGGGCAAACGGCCATACCGGTTGGTATATGTATTATATGATACCATCTGGAAGATTCTTTATATATTCCGAATTGTTTAAAATAATATCCTTCCCTTAATACAAACACCACATCACCGCTTACTCTTGCAAGGCTATAAAAGCAGCCTTTTTTCATTTTAAACTTTTTCATATTCTTACCCTTTATAAAATAGTTATCAAATCCTCATCAGTGCTGATACAGTCAGCAGACACCGGGTTTTAATGTCCCCGGTGTTTCGGATCTTTAGTCCGAATGTTTCATGGTTTTTCCTTTCAATATACCGGCCTATTGTCCTTAATTGGGACTTTGCCGGGCTTGGTTTGACATCAAAACCGTCTTACAATGCCCCTCCACGTGCAAGGGGCACAGGTAAGGGGTTCAGGCTGTTTCCATTATTTAACCTCCTGTGTTTGTAAAAAGGAAAGATCCCGTTTGACCGTCCACCTGGCATTATTTGTTAGTTTCCTCTGCCATGCTCCCTCACGCGGTGACCACTTAAAGCCGTTCCGCTTAAGCTCTTCTCTGATGTTATATTCCGGCTTTCCGTCAAATATAAGCTGCATGCGCTCTATTTCGGTGTTCTCTACGATCTTTATACCGTTGATCTCTGTTTCTGTTGTCTCTGCGTTCTCTCTCGCTTCAAGTACCCGGATCCGCTGTTCTGTATTTTTGATTTTTGCGTTATTATTTGTCAACTGGAAACCGTGGAATCCAATTCCCCCGAGACAGTCAGGAGTAAACAGCTTTTCTGCCTGATCCGGTTTAAACCCGGCAGATACAAGCGCCTCTATTTTTTCATCTGTTCTTTTATACTTCGGGGCTTTCCTGATTATACTGTTTGCCTTTTTCATTGCCTCCTGGAGCTTGACAAGTCCTTCAAGTTTCTTTTTGTTGATCTCCAGTTCTCCCCCGGCATTTTCAATCTGTTCCTTTCGTACACGTTTCATAATACTATCTTTTGCCTTTTGTGTGCATTCCAGATATTCGCTCATTCTTCGGTCTGCTGTATCTCCCCTTTTCCTGTTTGAGTTTACAGGGAAATTTGCCGGCCCCGTTATCATTGTTGACATAACCCGGCTGTGAGCTCCGAGATAAGCGTTGAAAGCGTTATCAATATTTGCCTTAAACCGTTCAATTTCCGCTTCTTTGTCAATATCCGTTTCGAGATCATTAAGCCAGTCTATAAACTCCTGTTTTCTCTGATCATGGTCGGCACAGTAGGATTCAGCTCGTTTTTCTGGTGAAAAGCTCGTTCCGCTGAAAGCCTGTACTGCCAATTCATAATATTTATGTTTTTCCATTATTTTACCCCTTTATAAATGTTTCTAAATTGTAATCTGTCCAATATGCTTTTGATCATCCGCTTAGCTTCTTTGTCCCTGCGGTCAATGGCTTGCAGCAAGGCCATATGCAGGGTTTTAATACGGTGTCTTTCGTGCGTGCTCATTTATTCACCTCTTGATTTATTGATTGCATCGATAATAATACCCTGAACGTATGCTTTTTGCTCTTGATATGTAAACATATGAGCAGAATCCGGCTCAACAATACCGCCTGCAATATGCTCTGATGCCATCTTTAGCGCTTCCAGAAGGTCGGGTGCTGCAGCAAATAGCTTTGCATAGGACATTGCTTGCTCATCGTTGCATTGGTTGACATCGTTTCCCATGTTCAGGATTTCAGCAACGTAGATACCCTGTTCAGTATCATATATCATAGGTGCACCGTTCACTGACAGCCCGTAATCAATTGTTAATTTTCCGCTTGTTTCCATTGTAAACCCCTTATAAAATAGTGTTAAATGTGAATTTGCAGTCTGATTTATTCCCCCCGTAAAACGTCGATATATCCTTAAAATCATCCTTAATACATTTTACTCTATGATTAAAATCTGCTTCTCTTTCATTTGATCCATAGTATTCCGCTTCAAATACATGACTTTCCCGTCTTTCCCAATATTTGCATTCAAGTACAATGTCAATGCCTTGCTTTAGTGCTTGTCTTGCTTCTGTTAGTTTCAATGTATGTTCCATTTTATACCCCTTAATCTATAGATTTAAAAATATGATTTAACGCCGTTGTGATATGATCATCATTATACCCAAGTTTGTAAAAATCAATATCCTTTGTTACTCCACTACAAAAGAATATTTTCCACTTCCATGAAAGGTCCCAATTCTTTATAGGCCGGTCCTTATATATATCCTTAAAAACCTTGAATGAATGTTTTTTGTCAACCAAGTTATATTTAAACCACTGTTTAATATATCCCTCTAACTGCTCAACGTGTTCTTTTGTGAATTCCATTGCATTCTCCTGTTTAAAAGATTTGTTGTCCATTTTTATTGTCTCCATGCCATATAATAGTCACATTGTCACTAATTGTCAAGCAAAAAATAAAAATTATCTTGTATTCTTTTATTGTGCGGTTTATTGTCGTGTTGTGTCAACCGCGTCGGAATGTAGGCTTTTTTGTCGGACTGTCGGACAGTAACACCTTGTCGGATATTTAAAAAAATACCAAGTATACCTTGGTATCACAATACAAGAGGGCAATAAAAGGGGTATATATATAATGTACATTATATGACAATATATACAATTATATATATATTATACTATAGTCCGACAATCAAGGTGACCTTGGTGCTAAAATATTATCGGACGTTGGGGGAGTGTAGGGATATCCTACACTTTTATACTGAACACCCTTTCATGTGACAAAAATTGTCACTTCCCCCTCAAGCCCATGTGGCCAAGGGAACCCTTGGTATGGTATGGCGCTGATATAGCCGTATTAAGCGGTTCTGAGTACACTGGTGTCAGCAAAAAGGAAACAGGTACCCGGATCCAGGTCAATCTTTACCACACCCCCCGGCCGCTTTTCCCGAAGGTACCATAAGGTACCCCCACCCCTCCGCCTGCACGTTTCCGGCCTCTCTGTTTTGCTTTTTTGCAAAAACGGCTTTCAAAAAAATATATAAAAATTTTTTGGACTTTAGGGTAATCGTGTGGTATACTGTTGGCATGGAGGATGATATGAACCATGCAGATTTTGAAGAGCTCTTAAAAGGTGTAGGCCGAGAGTTTGCTGATCGGGTTGACGTATATCACCAGCCTGGCCAGCCGAACATTCATGTTTTGCGTTTTGATCATGAGAGGAAAATGTTTACGCTGCTTGTTCCTTTTGATTGCAACGGAGTTGCAACGGTTGAGCATGTGAGGGATCGGATTATCGAAACATGCAGAGAACGCATAGAGTGGCTTTCGAGTTTAAAGTCAAGGGTTGAGAAGGCAAGCATTAAAATGGTTTCCGGCAAAGATGTTGAACTTCCGATGGATGGAAAACATCATCACATTGTAGAGGTTTGTGACGGAAAGACCACAAAGCTGTATGTTGATGGAGAGCTTAAGGACGAGGTTTAGTTTTTTTTAATCCGGTTCTTTGAAGGAAGGGTGAGTGGCGAAATAGGTAGACGCGGAAATAAAGATAGGTGCGAAGGCGTAAGCTCGGTTTGGCCTATCATGCAGGGTGACTATACGAGTCTCGAGCCCTACGGGGAGTATTCGAATCTCGGCAAATCCCTGCCTCACCCATTTTTTTTTATGAAAGAAAAACCATGCAGAACGAACTTGAGGAAGCGATAGAGATACTGAAGGAGATGTTGGAGATCCAGAAGGAGCAGATGGCCGAGAAGGGTGACACAGCCTACATGAAAGGCCTGGCCAACGGTGTGATCTTCTCGCTATCGGTCCTTGAGCGTACTGTTCCGGAGTATCTGGAGCATTAAAAATAAAAAAATAAATTTTTCTTGACATTGCTTGCGGATAAGTGTATAATACTCATGTAGTCATTTTTGGAGTGTTGTATGGCAGTAACTGCAGAAGAGAAGGCGCAGCTCAAGGAACGCAGGGTATGGAAGGCGTTCTGTGACAGAAGGAAGGCGCTGCATCTTGAGGAAGGTTATTCTGCCAGTAACGCTCAGGCACAGGCTTTGCAGGAGTTTTTGAGTGATGATCCTGGAGTTGAGTACAAGCTTGATCCGGCCCCGAAAGCCAAAAAGGCGAATAAGGCTGACAAAGGATCCAGTGGTGACGTTGACATCGACGGACTGCCAAGGAAGTCACGTCCGACCGAGCTCATCCAATGGGTGGCCGGCAATCTGGTGGGCGATGTTGATCTTGATTCATGTCCCGGGAAAGACGCCTATGCTCTTCTGACAGACTGCCAGGCGAATGCAGGGTTCAGGCTTGATTTCTGGAAGTCAATGTACACAAAGACGCTGCCGACCCGTGCGCAGCTGGGTGACGAGGACGAGGAATTTGAAATGGATGGGACCATGGCGCTTGATGTTTTGAACAAGATATCGAAGATAGCTGACCGTGCACGCGGTGTTGATCAGCCAACAGTAGGCGGGTCATAATCGTGGTGATGCTTGGAACTCTTGGAGAGATGACGACAAAGCATTTTGATACCTATGTCCCTCGCGACCCGTTCAAGAACGTTACCTACAGGATTGAGATGCTGAACTATGCCGCGAACGATAAGCTCGCTCAGGCCCAGATGAAACAAATGTGCGCCGAGGACCCCCTCTTCTACATAAACACCTTTAACTACTCATATTCCCCTAAAGAGTCCATCTACGGGGATCCTCGGTCGCCTTTTAATTTATATGATTTTCAATGCGAGACAGTGCTCGCCATACTTGACTGCATAGACAAGGGGAAGGATTGCGCAACCCCGAAGTCAAGGGGTGTAGGAGCGAGCTGGATCTGTCTTGATTCGATAGAGTGGTGCTGGCACTGGCGTGACTTCCTTTCATTCCTGCTCGTATCAAGGAAGCAGGACCTGGTTGATGATTCAGGCAACCCTGATGCGCTGTTCTGGAAAATAGATTACATACACCGTTATCAGCCCAAGTGGATGCTCCCGTCCGGACGTCACCTCGGACCGAAAGACCCGAACCGAAAGCTGCTGAGGCTGGTCAATGCTGATAATAAGTCTGTGATGTCCGGAGAGTCAACGACTGGGAACATCGGTGTCGGAGGCAGGCACACAACGATCTTCTTTGATGAGTTTGCGCTGCAGGAAGACGGGTATTCCGCTCTTCGTGGGTCCCGGGACGTAACGAACTGCAGGATAGGGAACTCAACGCCGCGAGGGCAGAACCACTTCTATAAGTTCTGTGAAGAGATAGCCCCGGTTGTCATGAGGCTTCATTGGTCAAGAGATGACCTTAAGAGCCAGGGCCTTTATACAATAGACGAGAACGGAAAGACCGAATTACTTGATAGTTTCCGCGGAAAAGTAAGGTTCCGCAAAAAAGGATCGAAGGACATAAAGACATTCATGTTCCCTGATGACTATCCTTTCCAGTCATGTGCGGTATTCAAGCTTCGCTCTCCGTGGTTTGACTATGAATGCACACGATGCGCAAACGATAAAGAGATCAAGCAGGAGCTTGAGATCGACTTCCTTGGATCTGACTATCAGTTCTTTGATGCCGAGGTCGTTATGATGCTCAAGAAGAAATACTGCCGTCCTCCGCTGCTGGTTGGGGACCTTGAGTTTGATCCGGTGACGCTTGACCCGAAGAGGTTTGTTGAGAACGAGCGTGGAAAGCTGAAGCTATGGATCACTCTTGACGGAAGCGGGAATCCCGCATATGATAGAAAGTTCTGTATCGGTTCCGACGTATCCGCCGGTACCGGTTCTTCTAATTCCTGTTCAAGTGTGGTGGATCGGAATACGGGAGAGAAGGTGGCTGTCTGGAAAGACTCCCATACTCTCCCGCATTTATTTGCTGATCAGACAATGGCACTTGCTAAGTGGTTCAATAAAGCATATCTTGCATGGGACCGCAGCGGTCCTACCGGAGAGGTATTTGCTCAGCAGGTTTCTCAGCAAGGGTATGGCAACGTATATTATCGACGGAACGAGAAGAAGGTCGGCAGGCCAATGACAGATGAGCCCGGGGTATTTCTCAATCCCCAGGCAAAGAGCGTGATACTGCACGATTATCGTGACGCGATAGACACTCACCGTTTTATCAACCGTTCAGAGACCGGTATGGATGAGTGCCTGCAGTTCATTAAGAAGGATAACGGGAGCGTTGAGCACTCTTCGTCAATAAATGCCGAAGATCCCGACGGTGCCGGTGCGGCGCATGGTGATGAGGTTATCTCTGACGCGCTTGCGAATCTTGGTATGAAGGAGCGTCAGGAGACAAAGAAACCTGTCGAGAATAACGAGCCTCCCTACGGCTCACTTGCATGGAGAATTAAACTGAAGCAAGACGCCGAGGCAAAGAAGCTGGCCGACTGTCTTGGAAGTAATTGGTAAAAAGGAATAAAAAATGAGTGACGATCTTCTTAACAGAGCATTGTTTAATGCGGACGGGACCGGGCTTATAGCTGATAACGATCAGGCGGCAAGAGCTGCGATCGGTGAGGATGAGGCTAAGGGTATTCTCGTTATGGGTTCAGATGGAACAAACGCGATACCTCTGAAGCTTAATGCGGACGGAGAGCTTGTGGCCAACATTGAGGCTGGAGATGTTGAGATAGGAGCGGTAGAGCTGAAAAACGCGACAACCGATGACAGAGCGTTGATCAGTGATGCTAATACAGCACGTGCCGCAACGGACCATGTTGTTGCAGTTCAGCATGTTGATGCTGACGGAGAGGTTTTGGACGCTTCAGACCTTGAAGCACTTCAGCTCGCAACAGCTGCAGAAGACGCGGCCGCTCCAACGAACACAGTTCAAGTAGGTGGAAAATATGAAACAACTTTAAATGAAATTGATAGTGGAGATATTGGCCCATTGGCAATTGATGCTTTCAAAAGACTGATCAACGCATTTTATGATGCCGCTTCAAACACCGGGCTTGTAACAGACCTTACAGCTGTGAGTGGTGTGCCGTTTAAACCAGATGCGGATACAACATTGACAGCTCCCGGTGATGGTGCGGTAAAAGATGTTGATGGTTACAATGAGCATACCATTGCGGTAACTGTTGTTCTTAATAGTTGCTCAAGTGTTGTTGTCAGGGTTGACGGATCTCTTAATGGAACTAATTACGGAATCTGCTCAATTGAATCTTCAGACACTGCAAACGTTTCGGCTACAAATAACCTTGTAACTATTGATGCAGATGTCACAGCGCTATTAAAGGTTCGTGGTCATTATAAAAACGTAAAGCCTGTGTTTGTTTCAGAGGCTGGTGATACTGATAGTACTGTAACTTTTCAGACTCGTTCTGGAAATTAATTAAAGGATTAAAACATGGTTGATAAATTCTATCCAACGGTACCGGTAAAGCCGGAAGCCGAAGACGAAATTGATGAAGCAGTAGAAGCTGCCGGTATAATCGCTCAGATGGTGGCCGGTGAAGAGGACAAGATTGTTCTTATATCAAAACAGCTTGCAGGGCGTGATTGCATTCACAAGATGACCGAAGTGTATAATAAGGTCATGGAAGAGAAGAGAGCTCTCAGAAGTGTTTCCATTGCTGAAGCAAAGACACAGACAGAGTATGTTGCCAAGCTAACCGAGAAAGCGGTGTACGCTGATCCGGAGAAGTGGTTGTCAGGAGTAAAAGCAGAAGCAGGAGTAAGTACATGGACAGACCTTAAACTTGCTGTGACTCCTGTTGTTGAAGTTGTGGAGAAACTTTAATGGACCTTAACCGCAGACTAAAGCAAGTCGGGTGTATCTGGTGTCCGGACATCGCTGATCTTTCTGAGATAAGGGGGATCGGTACGATAACCGGAAATCCAATTCCAATCGACTCACCCGCGGGAAGAGGTCTTAAATTTGATGCTGACGCTTCTGAGTATATCAATTTTGATAATACCGGAACAGACACAAGGTTCGATGCAACAGCAACATATCTGACGGTAATGGCGTGGGTCAAGATAACGAGAGGGATTGTCAGTAAAGCAATTATTGCAAGAGACGGACAGACAAGCGGATGGCATACTTATGTAAACGCCGATGAACAGTTCTGCATGACATCCAAAGGTCTTGGGATGAATGCTGTTACGATATCGAATACAGACGCGGTATCATTGAACACGTGGAATCACATGGCAGTCAGCTTTATCATTGACACAGCTACTATCGGGAACAATCTCGGGACCATGTACGTCAACGGCGATAAGACTAATACAGCTCGTGCGGAAGGTGTTGATCCTGTGGTTTCTTCAGTCAATCTTCAGGTTGGCTCACGAGGAGGCGGTGCCTTGAGTGAGATGGAGGGTTCGATTGCCAGACCGATGATATTTGCGAGGCAGTTGAGCAATCAGGAGATTTTGGATTTTGCTAATGGGACACCTTTTTAAGGGAATAAAATAATGGCAAGAAGAAGAGGAGCGTGCGGAGGAGTAAGACGAAGGGATGGTTCGGGCGGAGGTCGTGGTAATTTTGGAACATCTCGTCAGCCAAAAAGAAAGAGTGAGTAATGTCGTACATGGACAAAGTTGTTTTTAAATCAGACCTTAGCGAGGTCAATCCGCAAGATTTATCTGGTAATGGCCACAACGGAACGGGGACCGGTATTGTTGCGGCTGATGATTTGGTATTGTCTGGAATTGGGATAGGAACAAGATACAATGGTATTGATGAAAAAACATCTTTTGGTGATATAGGACTTATCAGGGCTATTTCACTTTGGGTAAATCCGGATACCGATACGGAAGAGCTGGTTTTAATAGACACAGGAAAAGACATAATGGTATCGGGAGGTACGGTGACTTATACCGGTATCACGGCTTCGGCCACATACATTGATGGAGAGCCAGGCACCACTCTTGCGGCAGGAACACTTCAGCATTTAGTATGTGTTCTGGATGCGGATGTTGATGCAAACACATTTCAGCTTGCTACCGATGGAACGAATTTTGGTTCAGTTTTACTTGATGAGCCGATTGTATTTTCAGACGTGATTACGCAAATACAAGCTATTGATATTATGAATCGGCAGAGACATGGAAGACTGGATGGATGGCGTTTAACTGATCCGAAGTTTAAAGTATTAGACATACCTCTCAACAATAACACAGTTGACAGCGTTACAGGACTCACAGCGACTCCGACAGCTCTCACGTATACAGAGGGGGCTTACGGCAAATCGGTTGGTGTGTTTGATGGGGCTGATACGAAGGCTGATGTGGCCAACAATTCAAACCTTCAGGGGTTGTTTAATGGTGGTGGGACTATATCTGCTTTGATAAAAGCTAATGGTGCAGGAGAAATAAATCAAGGCAATGTGATCAACAAATATAATGAATATATCATTTATTTATCAGTAAATAAGATCAGGCTTTATAAGTATTTTTCTGGAACAAATGGCTATTGGGATTCACCGAATTCATCAATCTCTTATGGGGGTTTGTATCATGTAGTTGTGACATATGATAGTTCAAGTGTTACCAATGATCCAGTAATTTATATCAATGGTGAAAGAGTTAATGTAATAGAGAGTGCTACTCCGGTTGGAACGTCCACCACTGTAGCAGATGTTTTTACTATAGGAAATCGCAAGGACTCTGCTCTATCTTTCGACGGCCAAATCAGTTTAGTAAAAGCACATAAAATGATAGCTACGTGGGATGAAGTTAAGGTTTTACACCGCATGGCGAAGAAAGGTCTTTAGATGATACTTGAACAACCAATCGCACTCAACGCTGATCTGACAGATAGCAGTCTCAAGGGCTCATGGCTCAGTCCAGTGACAAAAGGATCTGCCAAGGATGCATCTTCTGCTGGTGACGATATGACAGCGGTTGGTGGTGTAGAGTTTCAAAAAGATGGAGCTGAGTTCAATGGAATTACTGGATATTTGAGAAGAGCAGAAGCTGATTGGAGAAGTGCCGATAGTGTAGGAACGATTGAGGCTTGGATATATAGAGATGTTTCTGGAGCAAATCATGTTATATTTTCAAGTTCTGACGAAGCTGGCCCAAACAAGCATATAGAGTTTTATGTTTCAAGCACTAATCTTTTAACGATAGCAAATAATAATGCCAGTGGAGCGGACAGCGTAGAGGGTTCTACTGTTATAAACGCAAATGAATACTACCATGTTGTAGTAATTAGCAATGGTAGCTCTTACCTTATGTATGTTAATAACAATCCAGAAACTCTTAATGTGGTATCGGGATCAAACAATGGCGATTGGATGGCAGATACAGAAGATAGAGACAATATTATTATTGGTGCGCTAAAAAGAAATAGTACCTCTGCATATTTCAATGGCGAGATTAAAATAGTCAATTACTACTCCTCTGCCAAATCCGCATCATGGGTATCAGAACGCTTCCACCGTGGCGTACCAGACTCTTCACTCGTTCTGGCTGTTGATGGGGATGGGTTGGATAAGAGTAGGTATCGTCACACTATAACAAACTCAGGCGTTATTGTCGGGAAGAGGATGGAGTTTGATGGGGCGAGTAGTCTTGCTATCCCGGCAGGAATATTAAGCTCAAGTTCTGGAACAATTGTATATTGGGCAAAAACAAATACTATCGCTGCAGGAAATGCGTATATTTACATTCATAGAGATCCGCAACGTATTTATATGTATAGGAATGGGGCAAATTTTTATATTGCTCTTGGCAGTACATTTGTAGACTCTACGTTTGATTTTATTGTAGACAAATGGGTACGTGTTGGAATGACATGGGATGGAACGAACTACAAAACATTTATGAACGGTGTTCCAGGTGCTGCATCAACATATACAGGGCTTGCTGCTCCTCCTCTTGTATCTTACATAGGTGCAGCAGAGGGTGTGGCTGATTTTTGGAACGGTGGACTTGATGAGGGGCTATATTTTAACACGGCCAAATCAGACTCATGGTTTAAGATAGATTACGAGCAAAGTAAAGGACGTTATTGATATGGCAGATATAGGGATCGACTTCAAAAGACTGACGCCGGCAATAGACTGGTCCATCAGGCAGATGGACAAGCCCAAGACGGAGCGCGTCAAGTTCATACAGCAATACGTCGGCAATCATTTTTCCTCCGGCGGATCCGACAAGGCAGTTCCTACGAACTTCATTGAGCTTGCTGTGATGATCTACATGCAGCAGCTCGCCGCACGGTCCCCCAGGTGCACGTTCGACACAGAGGTTGTACGCCTTAAGCCGTGGGCGTTCACTACCGAGATAGAGCTGAACAAGATACCTGACGAGATAGGGCTGGACGCGACTCTGAGACGTGCTTTCATGGAAGCTCTGTTCGGGTTTGCCGCGGTAAAGACAGGGATGTGCTCGTCCGGGATAGAGATACTGGGGCATGATGTGGGCCGATCTTTTTGCGACTTGGTGTCAATAGATGATTATTTCTGCGATATGTCCGCAAAGTGCAGAGCAGATATGCAGTTCGAGGGAAATGATTATTGGCTTCCGGTGGAAGACGCAAGGACCATATATAACAATAACAAAATACAGCCCGATCAGCATACGCTTGTAGGACCGCAGGGCGAGGTTCGCGCTGAGAGCGTTTCTACAGATGAGGGTGCTGATCTGTATAAGGAAAAGATATGGCTGAGGGATGTTTGGATCCCGAGGACAAATGTGTTCATGACCTACGGGGTTCAGACTAAAGAGATATTCGAGACTAAGGAATGGGACGGCCCAGAGGCTGGCCCGTATGACCTGCTCGGATTTTCTGATGTTCCGGGAAATTTGCTCCCATTACCTCCGGTTGCGCTGTGGTACGATCTGCACGAACTCGCTAATAACCTTTTCCGCAAGCTTGGAAGACAGGCTGATGAGAAGAAGAGCTTTGCCGCGCTTCATGGAGGAAGTGATGATGATAAGAGCGCTATTGTTCAGGTAAAAGACGGAGAGGGCGTAAAAGTCGGTGCTGCTAAGGTTGATAACGTTACTGTCGGCGGAATAGACGCCCCGACACTCGCGTTCTATCTGCAGGTAAAAGATCAGGCAAGTTATTTCGGCGGGAACTGGGACGCTCTCGCAGGTCTTGGGAAGATGAGCGATACAGTAGGCCAGGATGAGATAATGAAGGAAGGTGCGAACGCCCGTCTTGAGTTCATGCGTGACAGAACGCTTGACTTCGCAAGGAGCATATTCAAGAAACTTGCATGGTACCGTTGGACGGACCCTGTAAGAAAAAGTGATGTAAGCAAGCCTGTGAAAGGTTCAAGCCTCAGGGTATCCGCAGTGTTCTCAGAGGATACGAGAGAGGGCGATTGGCTTGACTATAATTTTGATATTGACGTCTATTCAATGCGTTCAGATACACCGGCAATCAAGCTCCAGAAGATACTTCAGTACCTTGAGAGGGTCGTATATCCCGCTCTTCCGCTTCTGCAGCAGCAGGGTGCTTCAATCGACTTCAAGACGCTTAACTCGTTGGCTGCGGAACTTAGTAATGTTCCAGAGCTTGAGGATATACTTGTATTTGGCGAGCCTCCGCAGGGACTGCCTGAGCAGGGCAATTCAGAGCCAACGAGAATGCCCACAACCACGACGAGGAACTATACACGTACAAACCGTTCCGGGGCCACAGAGCGCGGTAAGGCTGATGTAATGAGCAGGCTTTTGATGGGAGGCAATGTGCAGCCTTCCGAAGGTTCACAGATAGGATAGGGGAAAACTATGCCGACATACAGTTTCAGGAACATCGTAACTGACGAGGTAATAGAAAGGTATTTATCGTACAAAGAGTATGATGAGCTTGAGCATGAGCCGGACAAGGATCTGGCGGTATATATCGAGGATGGTGATATTTACTACAGGGCACTTGATCTTGACGTCATTCAGACAAGCAATCAATCATCAAAGGGATGGCCTTTTGAGTGCTTGGGTTCCGGGGTTAATGCGGAACAGGCTCCGGAGTTAAGGGAATATTTCAAAAAGCAGGGCCTTCGGGTTGAGGTATCCAATGACGGAAACCCGATATATGAGAGCCCGGCACAGAGAAAGAAAGCGCTAAAATGCCGTGGTTTTGTAGATAAGGCATCATATATATAAAAAAATTTTATTTTTCTTGACATATGTGCTTAGATAGTGTATTATATTAATGGTATTACTTTTTTGAAGGAAGTAAAATGAGTGTAGCTACAAAAGAAACAAGTGTTTCCAAAGAGCTGTCTGCCGAAATAGACGAAGGTGTAAAGGAATTAACAGGGGATTCCAGAAAAATAGGTGGGGAAGTTGTAGAGGAAGAAGAAGATAAAACCGTCGAGAAAGACGATAAAGATGATATTCCGTCCGAAGAAGTCCTTGAGGACGATGAAACAGAGGAAGATGATTCTTCTGAAGAAGGCGAAGAAGCGACCGACGAAAGTGATGACGATGATAAAAATTCCGTTATTCCTGATGAGTTGATCGAGCGTGCGGTTCAGTCAAGGTATTTCAGTTTAACAGAAGCTAAGAATTTTGCAAGCGCTGATTTGCTGGAAAAAATGTGCGACAAACTTGACGCGCAGTCCAAGACTGATGAGAAGAGTGCCAAGGCCGAAGATGTTGATCCGTTAGATGATATCCCAGCACTGGATATGACAGACCTTGAAGAGGATGATCCTATAGTAAAAGGGTTTAACTCGCTCAAGGACATTGTCGCAAAGCAGCGTGAGGAAATACGATCTCTAAGGATTGCCGGAGAAAAGAGCGCGGTAAATGGATTTTTCGACACAAAGGTATTGGGACTTGACAAAGATTTTGCACAGGCGTTAGCGGACAATCCGGAAAAACGCGATGCACTGCGCAAACAGCACGAAGTATTGGTGGCCGGCTATAAGGCCACGGGTGAGGAGATTTCACAGGATAAGATTTTTGATCAGGCTGTTTCAGCGGTTCTTGGAGATGTTAAAATATCTATTACCGAGAAGAAGCTTTCCAAGCGCGAAAAGCAGCACATCAAGCGCCCAGGTGGGCCAAAGACAAAGGTTGTCCAGGATCCTATGGATGAAATCGCTGAAACCCTTGATAACAAGTATTTTAAGAAAAAATAAGGAATAAAGGAGTTATACAATGGGAATAGCTTTTGCCGATATTGATGATGCCGTCTTAGAGACGCAGGCTAAATTCATCGAACAGGGTTCGTTTCTCAATATGCAGACCGACCTTTCTGATCATGTCGCTGTTCGCGAACTGTGGAAAGATCGTAGAAAGGTTTTTGATGGTGGGCATCCTTGGCGCTTTGAAGTGCAGATGGACCACAATCACAGTGCTCGTGCTGTAGGGCTTTTTGAGCTTGATGGTTCAAGTATCAATGACACCATGAAAAAAGGTGAAGTTCCTGTGAGACATGTTAATGCTCATTATATTTATGATCAGCGTGAGCCGGATTTTCAGCAGGGTGGGCGCGCGATCGCCAATCTCGTACAGACTCGTTACGTTGCCATGATGGTTTCGTTTTACGAATATCTGGAAGATTTCCTCTGGAGCAAACCTGCGGATGACAGTGATGACAAAACTCCGTATGGACTCGCCTACTGGCTCACAAGAAGCGCAACCGAAGGTCTTAACGGCGGAAATCCTGCCGGTTTTACTTCCGGTAAAGCTGGTATTGATCAGGGCACATATTCTCGCTGGGCAAACTGGACAGCACAGTATGTGAACATTACAAAAGAAGACTTGATCAGAAAAATGCGTACAGCGCATAGAAAGACTCAGTTCAGATCCCCCGTTTCTCATACCGAACCGAAGCTCGGCGGGATGAAGAACGGTATTTATACAAACAGTGACGTTATTGGAATCATGGAGGAAGTTCTCGAGAGTCAGAATATGAACCTCGGCAACGACCTTGCGAGCAAAGACGGACGTACCGTTTTCAAAGGTACCCCGATCACATACGCTCCGAAGCTTGATGATGATAGCGCAGATCCAGTCTATATGCTTGACTGGCAGTGGTTGGCGGTTGGTGTTATGTCTGGATGGGAGAACAATCTGACAGCACCTTACATGGTACCAGGAAAACACCTTGTCAGGCGCGTGGATCTGGATGCTTCTCTTAACATGATTTGTACGAATCTGCGCAAGCAGGCCGTCATTAACAAGTAAGAAAGGAGACTATATACATGGCTGATAAAAGTGTAAACGGCCCTCAGAAACAGGGTAACGCAATAGTTGAATGGGTATGGTATGAAGGCACTGACGCTCTTTTTCAGGGTGAAGGTGTTTGTTATAACACTGATTACGGTACTGCAACAGAAGCAGACGCTCGGCGTTGTAACAAAGTGGAACGTCCGACTACGACCAATAACTCTGCATTCGCAGGTGTAGCGGCTCGGAATTATTCTGCGAAATCGACTGGGCAGTTCATTGAGATTTATTGCCCGGGATCAAAGTGTGTTCCGGTTGCTCTTGGTGGTGATGTTGTGATCAATACGGGTATCATTACTTTCGGTGTCAATGGTTTTTATGACATTGGTGTTGAGGGTGGTGATGGAGATGACGGCGGAAGGTTCTATGATGGCGTATATCGCGGTCGTGGTTCTGCTGTTCCTCGTCAGACTGTTACAGCTCTTCTTGAGTCTGGAATGGATGGAGAATGGTCACTCGCAGATGATGGTGTGACCCTTACGGTTGACTCAACCACGGGAATTGCCGCAGGTGATACTGTGGTTATTCTTGGTGGTGAGGATGACGGCACTGACACCGTTGTTCCCGGTAAGTATACTGTAAGTTCTGTGACAGACGGAACAACTCTTGTTCTGACTGAATCTGCTGGTGCAGAAGATACTATCACCAGCGCCTGCACGTGCACAGGTTACATCTATACCGGAAACCCGACAGCGATCTGTGATCTGCTTGACGGTGAGGAATCTTGTGGTATTGAGTTCCTCAATATTCCTAATGCGGGAAGTGCTGATATGCCTTACATGATTAACGGTAAGTCATACATTTGTGGCAACCTTACTCTTGCTGGTGATGTGGATGTAGACCTCGCTCAGGGTGTTCTTCCTGGCGACAAGAAGTGCTTTATCCTTCTTAATGACCTGGGAACGAACGACTTCACAGTCGATCTTGACACAACCGGTCGTGCGCTGGATGGAGATGCTGACCTTGCAGAGATTCTGACGATTGATGACGCTGGAGACGGTGTTTTCCTTGAATTCCACGGTTCGCTGTGGCAGACAATGGATCTTAGGGTAGGTGCTACCGAAGGTTGATAGTTAGTTTTTAGTGCGGGGCCGGGCTATAAATCCGGTCCCGCATTTCTTTTATAATTTTAGGAGAGCCAATATGTCCGAAGTTGCTGAAAAGGAAGTTGTTAAGAACGTTATTGAGGCAGAGAACCGTATAGACGAAAACGGAGTTGACGCATTCAAGGCCATGGGGTATACAACAAGACTTTCAAAAAACGCTGTAATGGCATACAGGGAATTCAAAGCAAAGAAGGACAAGATACAGCCCGGAAGGCTCACACCGGAAGGATATGCGTTTGTAGCTGTAATTGCTGACATGTTCGACGGAAAAATAAAACCAGTTGATGAGGAATAAATCATGGCCGAATCAACACTCTCTCTTGGATATGATGAGATTCAGATTGAGGTAGGTCGGTATCTCGGATATGAGGCTGATTATACCGAATGGTCTTTGCTTGAGGTCGCTGAGGTTAACAGAATAATCCAGGCAGGATACAGACAGTTCCTGTACCCTCAAGCAATGGAAGGTGTTGAGGCGGGATATGAATGGTCATTTCTGAAACCCACAACGACGATCACAACTATCAAAAGATATGAGACAGGTGATATTGCTATTGTAGCTGGAACTTGTACTCTCGTAGGCGGAACGTGGCCTACATGGGCGGCAACACACGGAACGCTTGTCTGCAATGATGTAGAATACAGCGTAACAGCACGTGATATCGGCGGTCTTGAAATTACCGTAGTAGGTGATGATGATACTGCAGATGAGGGTGAATGGTATTTAAAGCACGCAGGATATCAGGACCTTCCAGACGGCTTTGGAAGGGTCATAGGTGATCTGAATTACAAATCTAGTGAATGCTCAATATCGGTACCTATCGTAAGTGAGTACGAAATACGCATGATGCTTCAGCAGAGCGAGGATGAGGGTCGTCCTCAATACGCCGCAGTACGGTTCAAGGATGATACCGGTACCGGCCAGAGGCAGGAGATTGTGTGGTGGCCGATACCGAACGACGTTTATGTGTTGACATATCGTTACGAGGCGTTTACCGGAGAAATCGCTACTGGAGAATATGCGGTAGGCGGGATGAAGCATTCAGAGGTCATCACAGAGAGCTGTCTTGCGATTGCCGAACAGCGTCTGAACGATGAAAAAGGAATACACTGGGATAACTTCAGCAGACTTCTTGTTGCTGCAGTAGCTCAGGATGAAAAGAATGGAGCAAGGTATTTTGGTCCAATGGGATCAAGCGGGTTAGGGGCAGAGTCCAGTCCATACAACAGATATATTGGAGACTATTATCCTATAACTTACAAAGGGAGCACGTGGTGAAGTATATGTATTGGTTTTTTGTCTTTTGTTCTTCAGTGGCGTTTATTGCGGGATGTTCGCTTTTTGGCGGTACAGATATATCTCCAATAGCGAAAATCGCACAGAAGACAGCTCAGGTCATGAAGAAACAGGAAGATCTTGATCAGAAGTTCGAGAGCGTTCAGGGCGATATTGCGGTAACAAGAAATGATTTAACAGAGTTTAAGACTGAAATTAACAATAAAATAGATCAAAGTACTACAAACAACAATGAGAGTTTAAAAAGTCTTGCGTGGACTGCGGCAGGGATATGGTTTTTGTATGAGTTGCTTAAATTTGTACGAGCTCTGATTATTGCAAAACTATCACCCGGAAATACCTTGGCAAACCTTGTGAAGGGAACGAAAAATGCCAAATGAAGATGCGAGGATTAAGGAATTGTTTGATTCAAGAAATTCTCTTGACATAAGAGTTGCTCTTGTTGAAAACAACACTACTGTAATTGCTGAACATGCAAAGCATATAAGCAACAAAGTTGACGAGTTCATGCGGAGGGTCAACGATAAACCGATCAATAATGCAGCTGCGATACAAGACCTCATAAAGTGCACAGCAGATCACACAAAATTTATTTATATGCTGTTGGGTATGGGTGCTTTGATTACAATTGTGCTTGTGCCTATAGCTGTTGAAGTTATACCGAAATTGCTTAATAAATAACCTTTGGCATGGCGAGGATCGCGCTTCTGCGGTCCTGCGGGTTTCACTCACCTCACGACATGCCATTTTTTTGAAAGGAGTGATATTATGCTTCCGAGAATTTGTAAATTGCTTGGGTTGGGTGCTGGGTTCAGAGGTATCAATGGTTCAATTGTTTGGGATAAAGGTTCGTCTGTTCCTGCAGACGGTACTCCCGGGTATGAAGTAGAAGGCGTCTATTTTGACACCACGAACGGTGTGACGTATGTAAATGAAGGTACAATACTTTCATGTGATTTCAATGAGAGGTCTGCGCTGACTTCTACACAGGAAGCCTTGCTTGGAGCGACTGCTGGTACAGCTACTGCCTCAAAGGCTCTCGTTCTGGATTCGAGTGGCGAAGTTCCTCTTGGTACAATTCAGCTTCAGGCTGGAATGACCCCAGGTACTGGTATTTCAACAGGTACGGGAACAATCTGCAGCCATAGAGTAACCAAAGTAGGTGACGTTATCAAGACAGAGATCCTTCTGGATATTACCGGTCTTAATGACGGCGGGACGAATGGTGACGTTATCGGAAAAGACGGCGGAACCGCAAACTGTCATATTGGACAGATCACTGCCGCTGTAAACGGAACAATTGTTTCGGGAAGGATTACATGTTTTGAGGCTCCTGCTGGCGGAAATGCTGATATTGATTTGTGGACAAGCACTGCATCAACTGGGGCTCAGGACGCAGCAGTGGCTGGTCTTGCAGGTGCGGCGCAGATGATTAATCATGGCGCATGGTCTGCCGGTGAGATTGCTGTGCTTTCTGCAGTTCCTGCCGCGAATACATATCTGTATCTTGCAAATGGAACCAAAACGGATGCAAATTATTCGGCTGGTATTGTACTGATTGAACTTTTTGGTGTCTGATCTAAATGCCTAAACAGTTGAGAAATAGAAACATAATCTTCCCGCTCGGAGGTGAATTCCGGGCGGGAGGTTATGCCCAAAAAGAACCTCCTTTCACTACCCCTCGGGCTGTAAATGTTCGAGGTGTAGGTACTTTTGAAGGTAGGGATCGAGGCGGGTCAAGGCCCGGGCTGTATGATTTTCTCGATGTCGATTTTGGAACAGCCATAACAGGCATCCAAAAGGTGGCCTACGTTGATGATGACGGTGACCTTCAGGTGAAGCTCGTTGTTATTGCAGATGGTAACATGAACCTTGTTGAAAGCTCGTCAAGAGTGACAACTGTATCATATCTGACAGATGAGTCAGGGAACACAATAACCGTAGGCGGCGATAATATTATATTCAGCTCTACTGTTGCGGCTGTGAACCCGTTGGGAAATACAGACGCCTTTCAGATGGCAGAACATGATGGTAAGGTATATATTGCAGATAATGTGCTTCGCGAATACGAGGCAAGATCCGGATATGTCCGTCCGGTTTCTGCTGCACCGACAGGGAATCAGCTTGTGACAGTATACAGGGAAAGAGTAGTTCTTTCAGGGGCAAACCACCTTGTCTACTTTTCGAGACAGGGAAAACCTAATGATTGGAACATAGGTGATGATCCGTTGGATATTGGTCGCGCTTGTATTGATTACGCCGGCGATAACAGTGTTGTCGGGGGTGCTGTTACTTTCCAAATGGCATGGGGTAGGAATGCGTTTATTTTTGGCCATGCTGATGGTTTGTACGTTATTTATGGCAATCCTGGTGGAGGAGGCTCTAAAAAAACGGTAAGTGACAGCTTTGGTCCGATTGCACCGCAGGCAGGGTGTATAGTCGATGGATTGTTCGTATTCCTCAGCAGGAACGGGTTATACTCGTGGAATATTGGAAGCAATGATCAGCCCAACATGCTGTCAAGTGTGGTTCCGGAAGAGCTTAAGGATGTTGACGTAACTGCAAATGACATCATTATGAAATATGATAAGAAAAATAAGGGAGTTCATTTATTCATCACTCCTACAATATATAATACAGGAACCGTTACTGTATCCGGTACAACCTGTACTTTAACAGGCGGAGTGTGGCCGACATGGCTTACTGCTGATTTTGCAGAGGCGTCTCTTGTGATAGGAGCAACTACATATTCTGTAACAGCGAGGACTGATGATACTCATCTTAAAGTATCGGCAAGTGGTGACGTTGTTGGTCAGGCCTATACTCTTCTGCGGGATGGAAGCCACTGGTGGATAGACCTGAAATATAGGGCCTTGTGGCCTGTTAAGTTCGCATTGGCAACACACCAGCCTATAGCGGCAGGGGTATTGCCTTTGACAGGTGATTCTGATGTTGTTCTTGGATGCAGGGATGGGTATTTGAGAAGGTTCTCGAATACATCAACCACAGATGACGGCACAACAATTACAAGTTCTGTAGGGATGGGTCCTTTGCATATAAGCGAAGAGAACTCAATGGACGGTATAATTACCGAGATCAGCGGAGATCTGGCGGATGACAGTGCCGCGGTTACATGGGCTCTTGTTCCAGGTAAATCGGCAGAAGAAGCCGTGGATGCCTTTGATAGCGATTTAACGGCTGGTACAACGGCTAATGTGCGTGGAACGGGTACGTGGGGTGAAAGGCATAATAGGCCGTCATACCCGCGTTCTCGCGGTCCGTGGAGCGTGCTATGGCTGTCTTCAGAAGGAAGATGGGCGTATGAATCGGTTTCACTAAAAACTCGTAAACTTGGGAGATTAAGATAATGGCGAATAAGGAAATTGATGCTTTTGCTGCTGATGCCGCTGTAACCGGTGTTGAGGTTCTTGTTGTCTCTGATGCCGGTACTGGTAAAAAGGTAACAGTAGACCAATTGGTTGCTTTTGCAATAGATGAGATTGAGGCCATTGCTGCAAGTCCAACGCTTGATAGCGGTGACAGTGTTATGATTCTTGAGAACGATGCAGTTCTAAAGCCGGTGACATATGAGGTTCTTGAGAATTCCGTTGCGGAAACAATGTATGCGGAAGCGGCTTCAGGGTCAGTTATCGACACAGACGTCATGCTCAAGAAAGACGGGGGAGTCACAAAAGGAACGTTCACTGCTGTACAGCTTGCGACATATATGCTGGCAGCTCTTGAGCCTTCGATTCTTGATATAACCGATCTGGCGGCAAACGCGACTCCTGCTGACGCTGATTTGGTCATGATATGCGACGGATCCACTCCAAAGAAAACAACATGGCTTCAGCTGAAAACCCAAGTGATGGCCGGCCTACAAGCTTACGTGCTCGCTCTTGGGGCAGCAGGAGCTGGTGGCGATACGGATATTATTTATGTATCTCAGGCTGGTGTTCAAAAGAAAATGACACTGTTGCAGCTTGCAACATATATTGGGATATCAGTTACTACTACCGGCGGCATTGCAGGCAATCTTGCTGCATGGGTTGATGCAGATACGCTTGATGCGAGTATATCTCTCGTTCCTGTGGCAACAGGGTTTTCCGGAGCTGGATCAGACACGGCGGTCCCGACTACGGCCGCAGTGCGAGGTGAGATGAAGACGATTGTCAGTGATCAATCTGCTTTAACTGCAATAGCCGATGCTGATACTATTTTGGTGGATGATGGAGATGCTGGAGTCCCAACAAAGAGCACTTTCACAAAAGTGTGGACATGGCTGTGGGCCAAGGTGTCTGGTGCAACCAATAAAGCTGTAATCATTGATGCCGACTCCATTGGCATTGTTGATTCAGCGGCTTCTGATGTGGTAAAAAATTCTACATTTACAAATGTATGGACATGGATTGCGAGCAAGCTTCCATCATATGCGGGAAACCTTACGAGTGTTGCCACTATTTCAACGTCGGCCGGAATCACTGGTGGAACGTCTATTAATGCTGCATCGTCACTTGGTACTCAGGGAAAATTTACTCTGGGGCTTGTTACTCCCACACAGATAACGGCAAATACAAATAATTGGAATCCGGGTGCGTATAGTTTTATCAGACTGGACAGTGATGGTGCTTACGATATCACAGGCATGGTTGCGGATACAGGAGAAGGAAGAGCGGATATCAGGATTATAGTCAATATCGTTGCCGGATCACAAACGTTTAAGCATTTGGATGGATCTTCGGATGCAAGCAGACAGTTCGTTTCCACTACTGGTTCTGACATTGTTCTTGCACAAAACGAGCTGCTGTTTTGCATTTATGATGATACTGATTCAAAATGGAGAATAAGCAAAATTTAAGGAATGATAAATGGATAAAATAAGTTTACCAAGTTTTACGCTCGTTCCACAGGTAATTGATGACATATCGGTCACAAATTGGTTTAAGCCTGAAGAGCTGGAAATAGAGAATATAAGCGGATCGCACAGGGCGCTTCTTGAGGCTCAGGGTTGGCGAGAGGCTGAAGGGACTTATCTTCCTAATGGATATCGGTATAAATTCAAGAGAACAGTATTGGACATTGAGAGCACTCTCAACGCCATGGTTGCCGATTATGTTGAAGCCATTAATAAGGGTGTTGCTGATAATAATACAAGATATGACAGCATTGTAACTCTTTGGTCTACGGCTTTAGATAAGGCTGAAGACGAGTTCAACCTGAGAGAGAATGATGATGAGGCATATGAGAATTACATAGACTCAGTCGTTACACTAATGAGTAATGATTATACTTCACACTATACAACGATGTCTGGAATACTCGATGATTATGGTGATGGGGCAGTTGCTGACGTTAATACCGCTTCAGATATACAGGCATCTGCGAGGGAGGATGCTCTTATAGCTTCAGGTTTTTATAATGCTTTTACGGCGGGAGCGATGACGACACGTGTTGAAGCAGAGCGCACAATAAATCTCGCTAAGGTCGCTGATATGGTGGCCGATAAGAAGCTTTCTGTTGAGGAACATCTGTATCAAGTCACATTTAATTTTAGAAGTAAATTGATAAATGCCAAGGAGCGGCTTGTAGAGATGCTTAATACGCACTCGATTACAAGACTGAATCTTAGAAATAAGATAGTTGAGCTTCTTAATAATTTTGTAGAGCGCAGGACTGACGTATATCCTGATCTTGCGGCTATTACTGGTATTGTAAGCGAGCTTGGTGCCGGTAATCCAGGAGGGTTTACAGACGGTGAATAATGTACAGAAAATGCGGAAGGCTCTGAGGGCATTCAGACTTGCAGGATTGTCTAAGGTTCCATATAATCCGATGTCAGGACAATCTGTTCCGATTGACATATACGCGCAGTACATTTCTGCTGAGATGAGGGTTGTGGAAGAGTACAAGGATTATGTTAAATGTATAAACGAATCTGATTCTGAGGGGTTTGACGAGAATGGCAAGATTGCAGGAGCTGTAACATTTGTAGCCAAACCTCACTATCTTAGAAATAGTACATTTGATGGGCAGACGAGAGGAACGGTTACATTCGCTACTGCTGGCGTCAATTTGCTTACGGCGACAGATCCGGCCTATTCATATACTGAACATTTGATCTGTACTCCATACGCTGAGGATGATAAAATACGTTGTTTGTTTGTTCGTACAAATATACAGACAGATATCATAGAAACAGGCGAGACCGTTCCTCAGTGGATAGAATGGGAAGATTTAAATAATAGCGGAAGAGCGTGGATGATGGGGGCGGATTACTAATGTGCCCCATCAACTATCGGCCAAGAATGTCTTACTTTGGGTTCCCCGGGGCTGGCATAGCGAATATGTCAAAGATTCACGCGGCTGTGGGATTTCCTATATTCGTGTTTAGTGAGTCAAAATCTTACTGGGGTCCATATGATTTTCCGAATTATCCTCTTACAGATTTTCCAGATGGTGACGCCCGGTGGGTGGCTGATGTAAATAGATATACCGCGCTGCATGGTGGTGTTGACCCGTCTTTTTTGCCTTTTTACGCTATGAATTACGGCATCATGAGACTAAAGGCCGATCAGTCAACCAAGCCTGTGGGGCGTTATGATATTGGATCTCCATCGGTTGCGCTTGGTGAAATCTCGAATGATAACATGGTTGATCCCATGACATTTGATTATTTGCAAAGATGCTTTCAGCACGGAGACACATATTACGATCAGTCCATTTCTCCATCAACGACTAATTTCGTCATAAGAGGCGCTATTACTGGATCTCATTATCGCATTCTTGGAAATCAATCTGTAGCACGGCCTGCAAGGGTCAGGGTTATTTATGAGAAGAGCTCTATTATGGATAGAGATGATATAACCGGGATTGATGCGTTTGCAGCGTGGTCTCAAGGAATTGGAGTGCCATACGACGAGCTTGAGATTGATATAACGCATTTGGCTCCAGGGGCAGAAGAGGATGCAGAGCGCGGAAGATGGGTGTCGTGGCTGTGTGATTTCATAGAAGATGAGTTTGGAATTTAAGGAGAATAGGTATGCCTATTATAGTCGGATCACAAGGTAGTCCATCCACTCTAACAGCTGGTGCGTTTGCTGCTGGGCAGTCTAAGAGAAAGCTGCAAGTGCAGGACAAAGCTCTTGATATGATCACCAAGCAGCAAATCATGGGCAACGAGCTTGCTAACCAGCAGACCCTCGATCAATCAAGAGACGCTCTGAGATATGGAACAGACCTTAATGATACGGAGTTTGAGCGGAAGTTCTCCCGCACCCAACTGGTAGGAATACAAAGAGAGCGTGAGGCTCTTGATGCAGCAAAGCTGAGTGGAAGGTTTGCTCCGGACGAGATAGCAACACTTGAAAAGGATCTCGACAAAAAGATGATGGGGCTGGAAAAGACCATACTGCCGAGGAAGTATCCTAAAGGTAAGGCTCCGGGAGATCCATACACAGAACTTAAAGGGTTTGTTGGGAATTATGATGAAAACGGAATGCCTGCAAACTTAAAACAGGACCCCGGGGTAAGGCCGACAGCGACGTACAAGGACAGAATAGCTGCAGAGAATGCTGCTGTCAAGGCTGCCGAACAGGCTGCCGCCCGGGTTGAGATGAGAACAAATCCCGCTCCAACACGAGAAGAAGTGCAAAAAGCGTATGATGATGCGTATGAGAGGAGCTTTAACCGGTCTATGGATACGTTGGGAGGCGGACAGCAGGGCAACACACAGCTCCCAGCCGGTGTGTCAAATGTTCAGTGGGGAGATCCGTCGCAGGACAGAATCAGCCATCAGCTTGAGATGTTAGATCGTGAGAGGCGAGGATTGCCTGCGAATAAGCCGGAAAACGCCGTGCAGCAGTTTTTAGAAGATGCTGGTCAGTTAATGAAAAAATATCAGTCAAATCAAATCAATCAAGTTCCTGCCGAGAGTGCTTTAAGCGCAGAGGGTATTGATAGCTTTATTTCTGAGAATAAGATAAAGGGCGTTGACGCAGATATCCTGATCTTGGCCCATAATAGATGGGATCGCGAAACAAATTTGATCGACAAGGCGTTGCTGTATGATGAGTTAAAGGATAAGATGAGGAAATTGGGCGCAAAAAAAAGGAGTAAGTAATAGATGGTACTACCACTTTCAGCTCAGCAGGAAACAGAATCTCAAATACATAAGGAAGATATGAGTCCTCTTGATCCGCGACCGGCAAGCAAGGTTGCCATGGATAGAAATATAGCCGAATTCAAAAAAAGGCAACAGCTCGTAACTCAGACAGCGTTTGATGTTGTCGCCAATGGTGTAAATATTGATAATTTCATAGAAATGCAAATAGGGTTGGGGAAATACAAGGCCGAAGATGTTAAGACATTTAAAGCAGCCATTCCTTCAGCACAAAAAGAACATGCAATAAACGAAGACATTATGAAATCGGCCAATACTGTCGCTTTTTCTAATCTTACGGGCGATGAGTCTGGGACAAAAAGAGAGACATTAAAGGACAAAATTATAGAGATGAATCTTGAAACTCTTAAGTGGACTCCGGAAAAGGCCAGGCAGTTTGATTCTTATTTTCGTGCAATGGTCAATGATCCGGAAGTGTCTAAAGAGATATCAAAGGCAAAAAAAGCTGCGGGAATCATCAAAGATGTATACAAGTCTCTCGAGACAGAGATTGATCCAAAAAAGTACAGCTTTGAGGATGCACGTGTTCTTAAGTCTGCGTTTATGGATAAGGATTCGCCTATGAAAATTCCTGACGATATGACGATTGGAATCAACCTGTACGGCAATACAGTGTCTATTCCACCTGCAAGTACATGGGAGAAAAAAGGTGAGATCGGAGCTATTGAGACAGCAAAGAATTTATCGCTTGTCGAAAAAATACCTTTTTTTGGGCTGGGGTGGAAAATAGGAGAATTGATAGATATAAGGTCAACTGCTAATCGCATAAAGGAAGCGCAGGCGGAGGGAAAGGATATATTTTCAAAAGAGTATATACATGACGTTGAAAAACTCCGCGACCTTTGGATGGTTGATGAATACAGAAAAGCCCGTGGGCAGACATGGGGAGGAATGGCTGTAGACATAGGTTCTGAACTTCCGGGGTTCTTGGTTGAAATGTGGGCGTCTGGAGGCCTCGCATCTGTATTCAAGTCTGGAACAAAAGAAATGCTTTCTGGCTTGGGAAAGAACATCCTGGGGCGTGCTGTTCGTGGAGCCGCGGGTTTAGCTGCAGGTGCAACGGCCCGCACAATCACTACCGGTATACCTCGTATTGCTCAGGGAATTCTACAGAGAACAAATCCGCAGGCAGTGTTTGACGGAATACATAAGGTAAGAATTGAAGAGTCACCTGAAGACTTGAGCTCAGCACTGCTTAAATCAATTGGTGACACATATATAGAGTATTTATCGGAAGATTCGGGTGACGTAATGGGCAAACTTGGGTCTGGGGCGTTAAATAGCATAATGGCCAAATCGCCGAAGTTTGCAACTGTCGTTAACGCTACAAAGAAGGCGTGGATGAAAGCCTTTGGAAAGACGTCAGCCGAGTGGGCCGCAAAACTCAATAGCGTTGGATATCACGGTGTTCTTGCGGAAATGGGAGAAGAACGTCTTGGAGATGTATTGAGGTCTGTTACTGGAGTTTCTGACCAGAGTATTGAAGACGCTCTTATTCCAACAAAAAAACAGCTCAAGGCTGAGCTGGTAACCTTTGCAGCTCTTGGCGGTGGATTGTCGGTTATCAGCAGAGTTGGTCAGTGGAGGAAGGATAATCCCGAGGCGGCCGAGAAACTGGCCGGTATAGAGCGACCGAGCAGAAAAGAGTTTGAAAGACTTACAGGCATAACAAAAAAGACATCAGAAAAAGAACGGGTTGAGTTTGTAAAAGAAGTGGCTATTCAAGAGGAGTCCGCAAGGACTGAGTTTGAATTCAAGTCAACAGAAGATGCGAGATCACGAATAGCCGAGCTACAGCAGATCGCAGAAACCCTGCCTGACGAAGAGCTTGGTCCTATTGAGGAAGAGATATCACAAATTGAGTCGCAGATCCTCAAGCGTGAGAAGGCTGTGCCTAATGATATTATATCGGTTTTGAGCAAGGAAGAGTCGGAATTTAAGGGCAAGAAAGCGGAGGATATCGAAGATGTTTTGGTTGATAGGTACGATAACTGGGTAAAAGACTCTATTGATTGGGCTACGGCAAAGGAAATGTCCGAAGACCAGAGAGAAACAGAAGAAGTTAGGGATAAAAACAAAAATAAAATGGCAGAAATAGAGAAAAGGGTAAGCGGAAAAGACCTTGAATCTTATTGGAATGCTCTTGAATCAGAAAATGAGATAAGTCGCAAGGAACACAACAAGATAATGAAGGGGATTAAAGATGATGCGCTTAAATCTGTAAAAGACGAAAAAATGGTAGACTCTGTTTTGAAGATTTTTGAGCTTGGAGAGGCGAAAACAGATGTTGGAGCCATACTGTCAGCAGAGCATTTGAAATTAAATCTTCAAAGCAAGGAAAACATCGAATCGGCGCAGAATGTAGTCGGTAAGGCGATAGCTAAAGAGAGATACGGAACGTTGTCAGGAGAGTACGACCTTCTATTTTCAAATGTATCAGGACTTACAAGCAAGCAACAGACTGATTTAAAACAAGAGATAGCAGAAAAAACAAAAGCTATACTTTCATCAATAAAGACAGGTCTGTCGGAAGTGTTTGCTCCTAAAACAAAACAGATTGAAACAAAGCCCAAGATCGGAAAGAAGGCCGTCAAGCAAGAATCAAAAATAACAGACAAAGACATATCCTTGATTAAAAAGGTTTCGAGAGGTTTTGATATACAGGGTTTTGATCAGGAAGCGCTTGAAGCAGAGTCTGTCATGGCTCTTGACAAGGCAAAGAAGGAAGGCACGTTCGATGAGTCTGTAGGGAATTACGACGCATGGGCGAGCACAGTCGTTCGCAACAACTTAATATCTATGTCAAAAAAGCAGAAGAGGACAACGGCTAAAGAGACATCCATCAGCAGTGACGTTATCGAATCAACACCGGCCAAGGAGTCTGAGGCTCTTGTAGGTGACTTTGAAAAGACGGCAATAAATGATGCCGTAGAGTCTCTTCCAGAGGAACAAAAGGCGATAGTGCGCGGGTTCATGGAAGGGAAATCAGACACTCAGATGGCTGAGGAACTTGGCGTTTCAGGAACAACAATAGGAAATAGGCGCAAGGCGGCGTTTGAGGTTCTTGAGAAGCAGATGAGGCAGAAGGGTGTGCAGTTGGCGGAATCAAGCTTGGGATTTGCCGGAAAGGCGGATATCCCGACTGAAAAGATTGGGGTAGCACCAAATCCCATTGGAACGGAAGAGGTTGTTCGCAGCATGTCAGAAGCGTTCGATGTACCGATCAGGACTGGACGGTTCAGAGGAAAAATGTCCGGAATATACAAAACGTTAGCAAAGGTTGTTAGAACAAAGAAATACGCCGATATTGCAGTTGCGTCACACGAGATAGCACATTCTATGTCAAGTGATCTCGATATGAAGAAAATCATACCAAAAGAATTTAAATCCGAATTGAGGTCATTGGATTATGACCCGGCAAAACTAAGACTTGAAGAGGGATGGGCTGAGTATATAAGGTATTATCTCACAACTGACGAAGCTGGACTGAAAGCTCCAAAGTTCAATGCCTGGTTTGAGAATTGGATAAAAGAGAGCAAGTATGCAAAGGCGATGTCCGACACAAAGAAAATGATCTCAAAATGGAGGACGCAAGGGTCCGTATCAAGGGTGGCCGGCCAGCTTAGCATGGCTGATAGCAGGAACAAAAATACCGGAGCACTGTATGTCGAAAGAGGTCCACTGTCAAAGATGTGGCACGGATTCTTGACAATGTTTACAAACAGAATGCACCCACTATGGGACGCCCAACTGGCAATGGCCAGAACTCTGGACCTTAAGGAATTGCCATATAGCGATAATTTTGCAGCAGCTGCAAAAGTGCTTACCATGGTGTCATCTGCAAGGGCTCAGGCAGCAGTTAATGATTACATGCCAAACGTGATGGGTGAACGTGTTGGTAAATCGCTTAAGGATATATTAGAGCCTATAGCAAATGATTTAAACCAGGATGGTGGGATGCTGGCGTTTGAATCATACATATATGCAAGACACGCTCTTGACGTTCTCGAGCAGGGAAAGGACCCTGGTATATCACAGGAAGATGCTCAGCAGGTTGTCGAAAGATACGGAAATAGGGATGGATGGGAAAAAGCGTCAGACGGTATTACGGACTGGCATGACCAGTTGCTGGATTATTTGATTGATGCTGGCGGATTAACGGGTGAGGCAAAAAAAATAATGAGAGACATGTACCCTCATTACGTTCCTCTTCAAAGAGAGGTTAAAGGAAAACATGGAGGTATTGGGAGCAATTACGCAAACTTGCCGTCAGGGCTGAAAAGGCTGAAGGGTTCAGGCCGTATGGTTATATCACCGCTTGAATCGTCAGTGCAATATGCAGAACGAATATTCTCTCTATCCGATAAGATCAGAGTCGGGCGTATGCTGATTGATGCGAGTGAGAAGTATGGCGGGATGGGAAAGTTTATTGAGAGAGTTGCGCCGAAAGGTATGGTAAAAGATATAAAGCTCGAAGACATATCTCAACAGCTTGAAGAAGCGGGAATTGATATGGCTGACGCTGATATTGATTCAATAATAACAATATTTGAGAATGCGTATAATGGAGATCCAAAGGATAATGTTATAGCGTTATGGAGAAACGGTAAAAAAGAAATGTATCAAGTTGATCCTGATATCTATAGCGCCTTGGCAGGGCTCGATAAGCAGTTTCATCTGCCAAAGGTTATCGAGTGGACCCTTGGAAAACCAGCAAGGCTCGTAAGACTTGGAGCTGTCGGAATTAAGGCTTCATTCGGATGGGTAACAAACCCGTTGAGGGACATACAAACAGCAGTACAGCAAACAGAACGAAAAGGATTTAAAGGTACATTGCCGAGAATAATGGTAGACTCAATCGCCGGTGTTATTGATGATATTACAGGTGGAGATATGTCACGATTATTTAAGGCTGGCGGTGGCGAGCTTGCCCAGCCTCTTGGGGCAGATAGAAAATTTGTGAGAAATGCAATTAAGGAAGCTATCGCTAATACACCAGGCAGGAAGGCTGCTTTGTGGGCAAAGAATCCGATCGAGTCATTAAGGACCTTGATCTCAATCCCAGAGCTTGGTCCTCGTATTGCAGAATTTAAGTCAGCACTGGAGGAAAACGGGTGGAAGAAAGGTGACAGGCTAACGTTTCCACAATATGTTGAAGCTCAGTTAAGGGCGGCAAATGTTACGGTAGACTTCAGAGAAGGGGGGCTGTTGTCCATGTGGATTAACAGAACAAATGCTTTTTTTAACGCAAATATACAGGGTCCGAATAGAATGGTACAGGCAATCAAGAATCATCCAGTATCATGGACTGTCAGGGCATTGTCAAATATAACAATACCCACAATGCTAATGTGGTTTGCGTATAAGGATGATGATTGGTACAAAGATCTTCCTGCATGGGAGAAGTTTGCATATTGGCATGTCAAGGTAGGAGATACTGTTTTAAGAATTCCAACTCCCTTTGAGTGGTTTACAGTATTTGGGGCAATACCTCTTGGAGCATTGGAGAGCGCTTACAGGAAAGATCCAAAATATATAAGCGAAGCAATGAAGCAGGTTTCTCAGACGGCAACTCCAGATTGGCTCCCAACTGCTGCAAAACCAATTATAGAGAATATGGTTAATTATGATATGTTCAGAGATAGATCGATTATAAGCCCATGGATGGAAGAGCATCTCAATCCTGAAGATCAGTTTTACGGATACACCACAGAATTGGCCAAGAAAGTTGGGGGTCTTTTTGGCGTATCTCCGGCAAAGTTTGAGCATTTGCTATCGTCGTATACAGGGGGTATGGCAACAGATGCGGTAAAAAGTTCTGAGGAGATTCTTCGGAAGATCGGTGTGTTGCCAATAAAGGGTTCTGCGCCTGCAGAGATGTCGGATATCCCAATATTTGGAAGGTTGTTTTTAAAATCTTCCGCGAATAGAGTGTTTGATGACTTTTATACAAAACTAAAAGAGCTGAATCAAAAATACGGAAGCGCAAAGCTTTTGGATACACAATTATCTGGGAACGAAATTATACAGCGTGACGCAATGAGCAAGGTATCCGCAGTCTTGTCCGAATACAGAAAAGAGACCAAAGCGATTATTGGAGATACCGAGGTTTCAGACCAAGACAAGAAAAATAAAATCTTAGAAATAAGGGATAAGATGCTGTCTGAGGCCCGTACATCAATGGAAAACCCAAAAGAAGTGTTTAGAAAATACAGTCTCGGATCTTTTATAAATGATGTTACCGGACCTTCCAAATCAGAAAATGAGTCTGATTATATAAATGCTATAAGCATATTTTCTGAAAAAGACCGCAGAGAGGCTTTTGACGCTTACTGGTTCAAACCTGACAAGAACGGTAAAAAGAAAACGCGTGGAGATGCGTACAGGAGACATGTCATAGAGCTCCGCAAACTGCCGTAAAAAATATATTCAACTTTTTTTATTTTTTTCTTGACATTTCAATATTCTTGAAGTATACTGATGCTGTAGTTAAAGATAAACAAAAGGAGAAAAGCATGGTATCACAAAAAGAAAAAGCCGAGGAAATGATCAACACGCTCGTCAACGAACTTTTATTTGATCACATTGAGGGCAAGGTTGAATCCCTTCTTAATGTTGGATGGAGAGACGGGGGTATTTTTATTACAGCATTAAAAAGCAAAATCAAAAGTATTGTCGAAGAAGAAATTGATCGCAAGGATGATTTGTTAAGAGGGATTATTAGAAACAAGCTGTCAGATCAATTCCTGACAGACTCTATCAAGAATCTTAACATAAGCATTTCCAATGATGAATATTGATAGGGAGAAAAGCATGACAAAAGAAATCACGCTATCGGATAAAGAGGTTTGTCGTAAGCTTAAAATAAGCTACGGCACGTTGTACAATCACCTGAAGAACGGTCCCCCGAGAAAAAGGCACCAGAATGTTTCTGATATCAGGAACATATGCTACACGGTGATCAACGGCCAGCGCAGATGGTTCGCAGAATCAGTGAATGAGTTTATTACAAAAAGGGGAGGTAAATAATGAAAATGTACCACAAAATACAGAGCATATTCAAACGTGACGAAAAAAATAATTACAAAACATTCCTGATGGATCAGTACACAAGGCCAGAGTTTGAATATTTAAAAAACAATGAATGGATCGGTACGGAAAAGGTGGACGGAACCAACATAAGAATAATGTTTGATGGCCAGTTGGCATATGGGGGTAAATCTGACAACGCACAGCTGCACGTTGATCTTATTGCAAGGCTGCATGATCTGTTTGACGGTCAAATTGATAAATTCGCAGAGATGTTTACTGCGAATGACGATGGACATATCGCAACATGCCTGTATGGAGAAGGGTATGGACCGGGAATACAGAAGGGTGGCGGAAACTATATTGACCACAAGGATTTTGTGCTATTTGATGTGCTTATTAACAATACTTGGCTACAGAGGGATAGTGTTGTAAAAATAGCAGAAGAATTTGGAGTGCCTGTTGTTCCCATCATTTACGAAGGTACGCTTGATGGCGCTATTCAAAAAACTCGTGACGGGTTTAATTCCGAATGGGGAAATTTCTTAGCTGAAGGAATGGTTCTTAGACCAAAGGTTGAATTGATGGGCCGTAATGGAAAACGCATTATAACAAAAATAAAAAATAAAGATTTTCAGGAGAACAGATAATGAGAGGAACCGCAGCAAAAAGAATCAGGGCGTTGTGCAGACTGACTTCGGGACCGACAAAATACCTAACAAAAGGAAAGACGATAACGAACGTTGGGTATAAGAAAGTAATAAAAGAAACAAAGAAGGCTCTGATGGCGAAGAAGACAGCCCCTCAAGAGAGGTCAGAAAAGAACCGAGTAAAGCGTGAGCATAAAATATGGTTACCATTCAAGGGATTCATCACACTTGTACATAAGGGGAAATAACATGGCACTAAGTTTAGAAAGTATCAGTAAGGAGGCGTGCATAAAAGCACCGAAGATCCTGCTCCTCGGGGCAGAGAAAATTGGAAAATCTTCATTTGCCTGCGGATGTCACTTTGAGAATGGAGTGAAGGTGCAGGAAGGCATCAATGACCCGATTGTTATCTCAATCAAGGGTGAAGAGGGGACTGACGCTCTCAAGGTCGGAAAGTTCCCGATCAGTAAGACGTATGAGGAGGTCATGGAGGCGATAGGGGTTCTGTACCAGAATGAGCACGAGTATAAAACAGTCGTGCTCGACAGCGTATCGACGCTCCAGACGCTCATATATGATGATGTTTGCTCTGAATTCAACGTAGAGAACGTGCGGAAGGTCCCAGGCTTCAGAACAGGAGAAGCAGCTGTAATGAACAGATGGAGGAGCGTGCTTGATGGACTTGACGCGCTGAGGAACAACAAAGGGATGGCCAGCATCATAGTAAGCCACATCCGGATCCGAAACCACAAAAATCCGGAAGGTGAGAATTACGACATATACGATCTTGATCTTGATATGTCAGACATATCGGAAATGCTTAAGAGATGGGCTGATCTCATCTTGTTCGCAAATACGAAAGTCGTTGTGAAAAAGGATGGTGACGACACTAAGTTCTCAAAGGCAAAACGCACAGTAAAAGATGTGACAGGAGGACAAAGATTCCTGTTCACGCAGAAACGTCCAGCTCATCCGGGAGGCGGCAGAGATCCTTACGGCGCGTTGCCTTACGAGCTCCCGCTTGACTGGGCGTCATTTGAAGAGGCTGTAGCAAATACAATTAAATAACTTTTTACCACACAGAAAAGGAGACAGAACATGAGTAAACTTTCAGAGTATCTTGGCGCAGAAGGGTTTGAGGCACCGGAGGATGATGGTTTTGACGGAGAGTACACGTTGCTCCCAACCGCATGGTATCCGGTAGAGATCACAAAGGTTAAGATCAAAGATAACGCGAACGGTTCAGGAGCACGGTTCGTAGTGGAGTTCACTATCTTTGGAGAGAAATACGCCGGACGAAAGGTGTGGAACGGGGCAGGGTTTAACTTTATCCACACCTCACAGCAGTGTCAGGCTATTGGCCAGCAGCAGCTCGGTAAGCTTACCAGAGCGTGCGGGTACGGTGAAAATGACAGGCTCAGGGATGAAGACGAGCTTCTCAATAAACAGCTTGATGTATTTGTTGAGACAAAGGCAGGAACGGGCGAATACAAGGACAGTAATGTCGCAACAAAATTCGCAACGCTCGGGACCGGAGGAAAGAAAGAGGATTCTCCTGCGAAGCCGGCACAGCCACCAGTGGCCTACACACCGCCTCAGCAGGCTCAAGCACAGACTTCGAGCGGAGTACAGCAGTCATCCCCAGCTCCGGCACAGACTCCGGCAGGCGGATCTAAGCGCCCCTGGGAGAGGTAGGAAGGTATGAATAAAGCGGTGAGTGGCTTAATTTGGGGAAGCGTCATAACACCCCGTGACTATGCCAGGCAGACGCACAGGCGGAATAGCACCGCTCACCGCTTATTTTTCTAAAGGAGAATCAAATTGAAATTTAAAGTAGGGGATAAGGTAATCCACGACGTTCATGGCAAGTGTCAGATAGGACGTGTTGATCCAGATGATCCAATCGGTATAGTTTACAAGCTTAAAAATGATACAAAGTATCTGTGCTGGACTTCCGAGGACATGCTCGAATGCGATCATCAGTCCAATAGAAGGATTTACGGAAAACCGGGAGATCCATTTCGGTCATATTCCACTCAATGCGGTAGGTATTACGAAATAGAAGAGACAGCGCCCAAACCAGACCCCCAAATCAAGGTCGGTCAGGTGTGGAGGTGGTTGTCAACCGGGCGACCCATGACCATTGTGTCAATAAAGGAAAGCGGTAATGTCGAGTGCGAGTATGAAAATTGCGAAAGTTATTGCTACGATATAAAACCATACATTGAAGATGGAAGACTTGTGCTTGTTAAGGACGTTCCGATTAAGCCAAAAGAAAAGCATTTTCCTTCACGCGAAGATATAGAAAATGAAATGGACTTGTGCATTAAAGACTTTCCGAAAAAAGGATTAGATATTATAAATGATCAAAAGAAGCTTATGAAACAAATAGACGATTTATCTGGAAATCTTGGATCAATAGGTACATTTACAAATTTAAATTTTGAATTAGAAAGGGAAAAAATGAACGCACCAGAAACAAAACTGGAAAAGAAGGCACTGGCAGAGGCGAAAAATGAAATGATCGAGAAGGCTACAGCAGAAAAGAAAGCCGAGTATCAGATAGGAGTAAAAAACTTTGTTTACACAGAAAAGGAGGCTCGCAGATATAGAGCAGAAGCAGACGAACTGAAGAAGGTACTCGGCTTGACAAAGGCTGAGATTGATGAATTAATATAGATTCGATCCACCACACACAAAAAGGAGTTAAACTATGGACTTAGAAACACTCGCAGGGAAGCTGGCCACCGCAAAGAGAGAGGAGGCTGAGGCTAAAGAACGAAGGATACAGGTAGAGGAAGAGATACTCCCGCTCATCGAAACACCCGAGAACGGAAGTAAAACGGTTGAGGCGGGGGTTGGACTTAAACTGACGGTAAAGAGAGGGTTGATATATAAAGCTGATATTGACGCTATCAAGAAGCTCAATCTTCCAGCAAACATTATCCCGATCAAAACAAAGCCGGCGCAGGAAGTTCTTGACGAGAAGGGGTATGAGTGGATCGTGAAGAACGATCACGAGACTGCACTGAAGCTTGCAAAGTGCGTTACGGTTACCGCGGCAAAACCATCTGTATCTTTAAAGATAGGGTAAAAATATGAGCAAACTCCAGGACTACCAGGCAGAGCAGTTGGAAACAATAAAAAAGATTTATGAATGGCATGAGGAAAAGGAAGCGAACAAACCGCTCCGGCTCGGTCGTCTTGGAGCAAGCGTTATAGGTAAGCCGTGCGAGAGAGAGCTGTGGTATTCGTTCAGAAAACTTTTTACAACAAAGTTTGATGGCCGTATGCTCAGGCTTTTTGCGACAGGACACTTGGAAGAGCCGAGGTTCGTTCAAGAGCTCAGGGGTATCGGATGCACGGTCTATGATATTGATCAGGAAACGGGCAGGCAGTTTGAGCTGACAGATTTTGGGGGTCATTTTGTATGCTATCCCGACGCTGCAATCCTTGGCCTGCCCGAAGCTCCGAAAACATGGCACGTGGCAGAGTTTAAGACCATGAACGATAAAGGTTTTAACAAGCTCAAAAAAGAAGGAGTAAAAAAATCAAAACCAGAGCACTATGCTCAAATGATGGTAGGTATGGGGATGTCCGGAATGACAAGAGCCTTGTATCTCGTAAAGAACAAGGATACCGATGAACTGTACGGTGAGCGTGTTAAGTTTGATGCAGTTGAATACAGTAGGTTAAGGGATAAGGCGCAACGCGTTATAACATCGACCAATCCACCAGACCGCATTGCAGACAGACCGGACGACTTCCGGTGCAGGTTTTGTGACGCGTATGATCTATGCTGGAACACGGGAGTGGGGGCTGTTGGAATATGCTCAAAAACGTGCAGATCGTGTTGTCATGCAACGGCGGAGCTTGACGGAGAAGGAGCGAGATGGTCATGTGCAAGGTTGAACGTTGATTTATGCGTAAAAGCCCAATCAATCGCCTGTGATTTTCATTTACTCCTGCCAGGCCTCGTATCTTTCGCGGATCCAACAGATAGCGGACCAGATTGGATAGAGTTCACAAACAAAAAAGATGGTGCTGTGTGGAGGCATGGGAACGGAGACGGCATGTGGAGCACAGGTGAGCTTATGACGTCACCATCAGAGGTGGTTGGCCAGCCAGTGGTGCAGAAGATCAAAGATGCGTTCTCCGGCACAGCAGTGGCTTACGGCAAGAAATTGACTCTCATCGAGAAGTATCCTCCTGATGAGTGTGAGCTTTTGTGGGAGGGTCCGGAAGGGGAGTTAGAGAAAGCAGCTAAAGATATAGTTTTAGGCGAAAAACCTTCAGGAAGGTATGAAGATGAAAAGTGTATAGCGTGGGAGTTTATGGATAACGTCTTAACAGTTATTTATAAGGGCGAGGATTATTCGGCTATATGGAAGGGGAAAGAATGAGCGAGTGTTTTCGCAAGCCGCACATTGGCCATGTTTTTATATGGGAATGGAATAGAACTGGCAAAATACCTGTGGGCACGAAATGTGATTGCGGGCAAACAGAGTTGATCGGATACGATGATAAGGGAATGCCTATTTTTAATCCGGATGAAAGGGAGGAAAAGAAATGATAAGTAAGGCAGAATATTATTTGACACTGGTTATTGTTATAATAATTTTGGTGTTGTTTTTAGCTATCCTAAAATCGAACACTGTTTCAATAGAAGATATTAAACACAGGATTGACGTCATAGAGAGCAATAAATGATCACCCCCAGACCGTACCAGGCAGAGGCTCTCGAAGCTCTTGATTTACACATGAAGACAAAGGATACGCATCCTTGCGTGGTTATCCCAACCGGCGGAGGGAAGAGCATTCTGATGGCGTGGAGTATACAGTCTTGGAAGCTCGACTATCCGCCGTTCAGGGCAATTATTCTTGCGCATAGAAAAGAACTGGTTGAGCAGAATTCCTCAGAGCTTTCCGGCATATGGCCTGATGGGGATATTGGGGTGTACTCTGCAGCTCTTAAAAGAAGGGATCAGGAGAATGATATTGTATACGCAAGCATTGACAGCGTATACGATAAATGGGGGAGTTTTCCGCCGTTTGATGTTATTATCGTTGATGAAAGTCACCGTATTCCCGCAAGAGGAGAGGGAAAGTACAGGCAGTTCATAAAAGGCTGTCAGAAAATGAACCCGAATGTTAAGGTCATAGGGTTTACGGCAACACCGTTCAGGATGGGGTGCGGACCAATATGTCACAAGGATCATATTCTGAACGAAATATGTTACGAAGCAAATGTGGCCGACCTGATACACCAAGGATATCTATGCAATTTAAGGTCAAAAGTAGGGGATGTTCAGGCTGACCTTACAAACGTTAAGCGCAACTCGGGCGGTGATTACATTACAAACAGTCTCGCAGAGGCTGTTGATACTCCCGAGATCGTGCAAAAGGCCGTTAGATCAGCTGTGGAGATAATTAGACGAGAGCAAAGAAACAGCATAATGTTTTACTGCGTGGACCTGAAGCATTGCAGTGACGTAGTTGCCGAGGCAAGCAGGTACGGACTGCAGCTTGCAATGGTTACAGGAAAGACACCAACAAAAGAGCGTGATAGAATAGCAAATCAATTTAAAGCTGGGAGAATTCAGGCCATCGCAAATATAAACGTTTTTTCGGAGGGATTCAATGCAAAAAGAATTGACTGTATCGTTTTACTGCGTCCAACGCTATCCCCAGGACTTTACTATCAGATGGTCGGACGCGGTCTTAGAATACATGAATCAAAAAATGATTGCCTTGTACTTGATTTTGGAAAATGTATTGAAACACACGGACCGATCGACCAAATCAATGGAGGAGACATCAGGATCGTAGTTTGCCAAAGTTGTGGAGACGCGTTCAGCAGGGCTGTAAGGAAGTGCCCGCACTGCGATTGGGAAATACCTAAGCAGGAAGTGGAACGCATGGAGGCTGAGGATAAACAGCGCAGGATGCACGCAGCAAAAGCATCGGACCGAAACATTATCAGCGGAGACCCAGAGGAATTCATAGTTGACGGGGTGACAGTTCACAGGCACAAGAAGACAGGAAAGCCTGACAGTATCAGGGTAGAGTACAGGTGCGGGATGCTCGTATTCCGGGAATGGATCTGTTTGGAGCATGGAGGGTTTGCAGAGGATAAGGCACGGACATGGTGGGCCAGAAGGTTTGGCGGTGAGGAGGCAAGGAATATCACGGTGGATGAGGCCATGAGCAACATGTTCCTGGCCGATGGGATTAAGAACTTAACAAAATCAATTACGGTTGTGCGAAAAGGGAAGTTTACAGAGATTACTAATTATAAAATCTCACATGATAAGGTATTAACCGAGGAGTAATACATATGATCAATTCTGCCTTAGAATACGGAGCGCAAGGATGGAGAGTATTTCCCGTTGAGCCGAAGGGAAAGAAACCGCTCATCAAGGACTGGCCGAATGCCGCGACTAAAGAACAGTCTCAGATCCGCGCATGGTGGGCAAAGTGGCCTGATGCAAACATTGGGCTTTCCTGCGGTAAAAAGTCTGGTGTATTTGTAATAGACGTTGATACCGCCAATAATAAAAAGGGCGAAGAATCATTGGCTATCCTCAAAGATGTTCCGTCAACACGTGAATCAAGGACTGGATCCGGGGGGAGGCACTTGTTCTTTGCCTATCCTCATGGAAGGGAGGTCAGGAATAAACAGCCAATTGATCCAAAGTTGTATCCGGACCTCGATGTCAGGGGTGAGGGTGGGTATGTTGTATTACCGCCATCAATACACGAAACGGGTAATACGTATGAATGGATCAACAATAACGAGTTCGCTGAGTGTCCTGTACCTATTTTGGACATAATTGCACCAAAAAAGAGAGCGTCAATGCCATGGGAGCGTCCAGAGGGTTATGAAAAGCCCAAACCAAAGCCCGTACAAGCGCCTGTAGAGCCCGTAGATAACACTGTTAAGCGGCGAGCCTCTTTGTACCTTTGGGAGGTCCCCGCTGCCGTGCAGGGCTCAGGAGGGCACAACGCACTGCTGTGGGCAGCACGATGCCTGGTCGTTGGGTTTGAGCTTTCTGATGCGGATGCCTTGGACCTTTTATGGTCCGAGTATAACCCGAGATGTTCTCCACCATGGGATCGCAATGTGCAGGCTGATGTGAACGATTTTGAGCGTAAAGTGTCTCAAGCCCGTACATTGCCTTTTGACAGAAAATCCGGATGGCTGCTTGAGAACGATATGCTGAACAACCAGGACGCCTTGGCATCCATGCTCGGCAATGAGTTCGCTAAGACGTATACTGAACGAGTGTACATGCACGCCGCTGAGGATCCTGACAATATACCAGACATAAGCGATAGTCTGAAATCGCCTGATTTTCCACTGCATTGTTTTCCTCCGAGGGTGAGAGAGTATATTGAGCTTGTTTCAGATGTCCAGGTAGTTGGGACGGCCGGGGTTGCGTTGTCTATCCTGATCTCTGCGGGGTCGGCCATGGGGAATGCGTTCAGGCTCAAGCTTAAAGGCGGTTTTGAGGTTCCTCCGATACTATGGGGTGCTATCATATCAAGCTCAGGGTCGAATAAGTCAGGACCATTCAGGGAGATTGTAAAGCCTCTCAGGCTGGATGTTCCGCGGGATAGGCTTGAGCACAGGATGAGAAATCCGCAGGGACAGCTTCTTATAGAGGATGCCACGACAGAAGCGGTGCTTGGGGTGCTCGATGGAAGCCCGAGGGGACTCATCATGGCCAACGGGGAGGGAGCTGGATGGGTTGGGGCGTTTGACCGATACTCTCAGGGCTCAAAGAAGAAAGTCAGCGTGGATGAGACGGTATGGCTTAAGATGTGGGATTGCGACACGTACCAGAAAAACAGAAAGACAGACTCTGAGAACATGCTTATCCACAATGCCTCATGCGGAGTGTTGGTCTGCATCCAGCCAAAGAAGATGGCAGAATGCTTTGATCCGTCGCAGTTCGCAAGCGGACTTGTACCGAGGCTATTGGTAGTATATCTTCCAAAAAAATACCGTGGGTGGTCTGAACGGGAAATGACAGACGATGATTCGTTATGGTGGAAAGATACCATCATGAAGCTCAGATCAATCCCGTTTGCGGCCCAGGACCCGAACACCGGAGAATTCTTTCCCAACATTGTTGTTCCGAGCGTATCGGCAAAGAATCAATATATCAAAGAATTCAACAGAGTAGCAAAAGAAATAGCATCTGCAGATGAAATGACAGAGCTGTTCCTCGGCAAGGCTCAGGGAATGACAGGGCGTGTAGCGTTGGTCCTGCACGGTCTTGGGTATACGTGTGGGTTGAATGAGGTAAGCGATGAGCTATCAGAGCAGACAATGCTTAACGGGATTGAGATCATGCAGTATCTCGTTGATCAGCAGATGAGCGTGTACAATCTTGCCGGTGAAAGCTATGCCAAAAAGAGTATAAAGGAAACAATGGCACGAGTAAAGGCGGCAGGTGGGAAGCTGACCGCGCGTGAGCTGCAGAGGAAGAACGGAAAGAAATATCCGAATGTAGCTCAGGCAGCAAAAGACCTTGAAAGACTGGCCGAAGGCGGGTTCGGGGACTGGGATCCGATACATAAGGTTTTTACGATGAAGGGGAAATGAGAAATGAATGTATTAAGTTTGTTTGATGGAATGAGCTGCGGACAAATCGCCCTAAACAGAGCTGGTATAAAATATAATAGATACTTTGCAAGTGAAATTGATAAGTATGCAATTCAAGTGACCCAAAAGAACTACCCAGAAACAAGGCAAATCGGTGATATATGCCAAGTGAAGGCATCAAAACTGCCAGAAATTAATCTTGTAATGGGTGGATCGCCATGCCAGGGATTTTCCTTTGCGGGTAAACAGTTAAATTTTGACGATCCAAGAAGTAAGTTATTTTTTGAATTTGTTAGAATTTTAAAGGAGTACAATCCTAAGTACTTTTTGCTTGAGAATGTAAAGATGAAAAAAGAATATGAGAGAGTGATTACCAATTATTTAAACGTTGAACCTATAGAAATAAATTCATCATTGGTATCGGCGCAAAATCGCAAGAGGTTATACTGGACTAATATTCCAGGGGTAAAATTACCAGACGATAAAGGTATTTTGTTAAAAGACATTGTACATGAGTCTGTAGATGCACACTTATCAGATAAAGAGATAGGTTACATGCTGAAAGGTAACCCTAAATGGCAACAGGCTGGTAAGTGCAGATTAGAGAGATACACTCAGTATAATGATGAAAAGTCATTTACTATAACTGCCAACATCCGCAAAGGAGTACCATATAACTGCTTCTTTCAGGCACTTAATGAGTATATAGTACCATTCGATGAAACTTTACAGATTCTTGATAAAGAAGTAGAGAGAGGTAAAATAGGCTACTTTAGAAAGGACTCACAAGCTAATAGAGTATATTATATACACGGTAAATCGGTAACTTTATGTGGAGACTCAGGTGGTGGTGCAGCTAAGATGGGTCAATATCTTTTTGGATGTATTACACCAAATAGACTAAATAAAAGGCAGAATGGTCAGAGTTTTAATGATGGACAGAAGTTTTATACTCTGACATCTCAGGATAGACATGGTGTACTTGTTGAGGGTTATATAAGGAAATTAACACCTATTGAATGCGAGAGACTACAAACTGTTCCAGAGGGGTATACAGAGGGTGTAAGCAATACACAGAGGTACCGTATGCTTGGAAATGGATGGACGGTTGATGTTATAGCACATATTTTAAAGGGAATGGAGGTATAAATGCCTGAAACAAAAATATGCCCGGAATGCGGTCGCGAGTTTGTACCCAAATCACCGCATCAGAAATATTGCAAAACGTTTGGCGGCTCGATCGGGAGCGGTAAGACTCGATGTGCAAAGAGGGCATCTGATAGGAGAAGGGACAGAAGGTTTTCGGAAGAGATGAAGGAAAAGCATCGGAAACGGAATCGGGACCTCACCCGCAGACGGAGGGAGGAAGGAAAGTGCACACGATGTGGAGGTCCGGTTGAATCAGGGGCCTTGTGCGGTTTGTGTATGGTTGACCTTAGAAAGTATAGATAGGAGATAAATTATGTGGATTGGAGACATTAGTAATTTGGTTAGAAAAAACGGAACAATTGCCCTTATATCGGACACGCACGAGGGAATTATCTCTCAATCAGAGGAGACCTTGCAGGAAGCACTGGAAAGATGCGAGCGCAAGAAAAGTACAATCGTTCTCGGCGGTGATCTGATAGAAGCAAGAAGACCGAGCCATCCATATTACGAAAAGTCGATGGATGAAGGTAAGCACAAAACGATAGATGATCAGATAAGGGGTATAGCCGCAAAGTTCCGCCCGTTCAAAAAATATATTGCTGCTGTTATGCTCGGAAATCACGATAGAAGCCACAGAGAAACTTTCGACGTGTCGAAAAAATTCACAGAGTACCTTGGTATAAACAGACCATGCGGTATGATAACGCTCAAGGCAAAGATCGGAGATGACAGGCTGTTCTATTTTCATCCGGATAAATTCACAACTAATTCAAAAGCTGGAGATGCAGAACAAAGGTACAGTAATGATGTAAGAAAAATCAGACGATTTCTGTATCCGCTGGCTGGGGACTGCATCGTTATGGCAGTGGCCCATATCCACAAGCTCAGAGTTGGTCGGCCAGTGCAGGAGCTTGCGCTTGTCGGGGATGACAAAGATCATCAGGTGTACACAACACCCGACATGTACAGGGATCACGTGATACCGGAAACGCAGAGATATTATTGTTCTACCGGAGGGTTTATGAGGACGCGCATGAAGGACGTAATATCATATTCAGAGGGAGCTGGGTTCAGCCCAACGGAAATGGGATATATTGAGATACAGATGCACAAGGGCAAAGTAGCAGAGGTTCGGGAGATCAAACTATGAGTGATCCACAGAAAACAAGATACGATTTTGTCAGTCCTGCTTACGAAAATCTTGTCGCACAGGTCTTTACGATGGGCGCGGAGAAGCATGGCGACTTTGGGTGGAGGGATTCCGCGTCACATAGCGAGATGACGACACGATGCTATAATGCCTTACGCAGACATATAGGAGCATGGAAGGGCGGAGAAAAAAACGACAAAGAAGACGGTCTTCCGCATCTCGCTCACGCAATAGCAAATTGTTACATTCTGATGGACTTGGAGGATCTATGAAAAAGTATAAAACACAGAGGAGAGTCTACTGTTTCGTTGCTCGACGGAGCTATTGCGGACTTTCTTGTAAGAAACAAATGGATTAAACTATGAAAATAAATGGGTTGACAAATAAATATATTTTTAGTTGTCAACAGGTTTTCAATGTGCCATAATGTTTGTACATATGAGTAAGTACAGGCAAATAGACATAAATGTCAATCAAACGAAAGGGAGAAATAGGGATGGAAGAAACAACCTTTAACGAAGACTCAGAAAGTTTAGAATTTGAATTAATATACACAAGATACAATCTCGCCAAGCTCGAAGCAGAGAACAAGGAGCTGAAACAGCGGGTAAAGGAGTTGGAGGATGGGATGTGTAAAAGATGTAAAGAACAGTATTACCGGGAAAGGTGCGATAGTTGCAACCTCAATAAGGAGAAATAGGGATGATCAGTAAGATGTATATAAAGATTACATATAATGGTTGAGGTGAGTTTTAAGTACAATATAGAGGATCGTGTAAAGGTGAAGGCTATAGACATAGAAGGTCAGATAGACTCTATGGCTACAGATATCAGAGGCGAAATGTATAGGGTAGTATACTGGAATGATGGAGTTAGGTACTCTGTGTGGATGTATGAATGGGAATTGGAGGAGGTTAAATAATGTCTATAAAATATGCCAAGTTTAGTGTGAGTATCCATGGGCTGGATGTGGAAATTTCATAATATAGCACAGAAAGCCCTCTCCACGCTGAGAGGGGAGGGAGGTTGAGGGATGAAATACCTGATTGAATTTGAGTGTATACAGAGTATATGTGAATACAACATATCGGAAATGTGTCAATTTAATAGGGAACCAAACAAAGCACCGAATCATAAATGCACAGAAAAGAATTGTCCGATGCTGAAAAGCAAAGAGAAGGAGAAATAGGGATGGAAGTGTGTAACGTAAAATATTGTCCATTATACAGTTCCGAATACGATAATACATGCTGTCTTGATGGATGCGAAGATGATTCTGTAAAAGTAAAAACATGCAGCTTATATAAATCTCAGAAAGAGCAAGCAGATAAAATCCAAGCCCTCGAAGCCGAGAACAAGGCGCTGAAGGAAGAGATAGCCAACCTTCGGGGTATCGAGAAATCCCAAATACATACGATTGCATGTCTGGAGGAGAAACTTGATGTTGCCGAGGAAGCATTTGAATATGTTGAGGAAGAACTAATTGCAAACCGCAGAATAGAACTTGTTAGGGCATATCAAAGAACACAAGAAGCCCTCTCCACGCTGAGAGGGGAGGAGGAAACAAATGGGTGAGAACCTTAGAGAATCGAGCAAAAGAGATTTTACGTCAAGCAACACAATCGAACATATAAACGCAGGATCACTGCAACGGATAGCAGACGCAACAGAGGCAATGGCGCATAGGTACAACGATTTGATAAGCGAAAAAGATAGGTATAAAAGATGGTATGATTCAAAAGTAGAGTACTCAGCTTATCTCGAAAAGAAGATATCAGGATTACGTGGATACATTACGAGGCTTAAGAAGAAACTGAAGGAGAAATAGG